ATAAAAAGCGAGTGTTCTTACAGCTTTTCAAATGCTGTAAGAACACTCGCCATGGCAAAGAACCGTAATTTTGATAGAAACCGTGCAAGGGGGTGCAATTACGGTTTAGAGGGGGGTGCATTTTTGATTTTAGGGGGTGCAACCACGGCTTTAGGGGGTGCATTACTCTACCCGTGGGGACAGCAATAAACCGCAGGCGTTGAAACCTGCGGTCTTTTCATTTTTCTTGGGACTCACGCCTCGATTTCTGTGCCGCCCTGGAATTTGAAGGTCATTCGTCCGTCGGCGTGGACGGTCACTGTGTCAATGACGGTCAGCCAGAGCTTATCGTCGAAATTGGTGAGGGCATTCAGTTCCTGCACCTCGAACATAAATGCTCCAATGGCTTCCGCCTGGGCTTCCCGTGCAACCTTTGTGGCGCGAAGTTGCTCAAGCTGTGCCTTGGCTTTTTCGTACCGCTCCAAAAATCCATTGTACCGGGCGGCGTATTCATTCTGGTTCTGCGCCGTCTGCGAATTCTCTGCGATGCAGCGTTTTGTCAGCTCGGCCACCACATCGATCTCCTCAAGCAGGCTCTCGATCTCTGCATCAATGCCCGTGCAGTCTGTCAGCGTGGCTTGCATCAGACGGCAGTCCTCAAGGATGTTGTCCTTGCTGTCGATAATGGCGTTGATAGCAGCAACAAACCGTGCTTTGATGGTTTCCTCGTCCAGATGCGGCGTTTCGCATTTGTGCTCACCCTTAAATTTGCCGTTGCATTGCCAGATGACCCTGCGGTATTTTGAGGTTGAGTTCCAGACTTTTGAGCCAAAGTAGGAGCCGCAGTCCCCGCAGACGATGCGGGAAGAAAAAATGCTCTTTCCGCTGTACTGGCGGCTTATTCGCTTGCGCCGCGCAAGCTCCGTCTGAACTTTGTCGAACTCTTCCGGCGTAATGATTGGCTCATGGCTGTGTTCCACATAATACTGCGGCACCTCGCCCTCGTTGACCTTCCTCTTTTTCGTGAGGAAATCGACTGTAAAGCATTTTTGCAGGAGTGCAGCGCCCTTGTACTTCTCATTTTGGAGGATGCTTTCCACTGTACTGGTCTGCCAGCGTTGTTTTCCCGATGGAGTCGGAATTCCATCCGCTGTCAGCTCCTTTGCAATAGCTCCCGGCGTCAGCCCCTCCATGAATCGAGTATAGATTCGGCGGACAATGACCGCCTCCTCCGGTACAACTTCTGGAAAGCCGTCCGCTCCTTTGCGGTAACCGAGGAACTGCTTATATGGCAGGTTGACCTTCCCGTCGGCGAAGCGTTTTCTCTGCCCCCAGGTTACATTCTCCGAAATGGAGCGGCTTTCTTCCTGCGCCAAGCTCGACATGATGGTGAGCAGCAGTTCACCCTTGCCGTCGAAGGTGTAAATGTTCTCCTTTTCAAAGTAGACCTGGACGCCTTTCTCTTTGAGTTTGCGGATGGTGACGAGGCTATCCACGGTGTTTCGAGCGAATCGGCTGACGGACTTTGTAACGATGAGGTCGATTTTTCCCGCCAAGGCATCCTCGATCATCTCATTGAAACCCGCACGGTGCTTGGTATTCGTGCCGGAAATCCCCTCATCTGTATAGACCTTTACGAATGTCCATTCCTGGTTTCTCTGAATGTACTGCGTGTAGTAGTCGATTTGAGCTTCGTAGCTGGTGAACTGCTCATCGCTGTCCGTGGAAACACGGGCGTAAGCAGCAACTCGCAGTTTGTAAAGCGGCGTGTCAGTTAGGTGGGTCATGGGGTTGATGGACGGTGGTATCACCGTAACCGTCCGAACCGCAGTGTTCATGATTTTTGCCTCCTTCTTGCCAGTGACTGCTGTCGTGCCTTTTCTTTCATTTCCGGCGTCCAGCTTTCAGCTCGTGAACGGTCTGTCCAGGTGCGTGTGACCGCAGTGCCGTCTGAAAAGTGAAAGTGCAGGGTGTTGCCGTCATCGGCAATGATTTTTTTGACGCTGAAAGGGTTATCCGTGACCTGTCGCACCAGCTCGTCAAGGGTGGCCTCCGGTATCTGCTTGGAAGCGCAGTGCTTTTTCCCTTTGGTGTTGAGCGTGGCACAGATCCAAACCACCCGTGCTGCCGTTGTTTTCCTGCGGAAGTTCTTCCCGCATTTTGCACACTGAATGCGACCAGTGTAAAAGAAAGACGGCTGTGCGGGCGGCTTCGATTTGTGCTGCTCAGCTCGCCGTTCAATTTCTGTCTGCACTGCCTTCCACTCTTCCAAAGGGATAATGGCTTCATGGGTTCTTTCCGCATGGTACATTGTTTTCTGCCCGTTGTTGGGAACCGTTTTCTTCGTGATGTAGCTTTCGCAGAAAAATCGCTGAAGGAGCAGATTGCCCGTGTAGGCATAGTTCCGCAGAATCTTTGCAATCGTCTGCGGATGCCATTCTTCACCGTATCTGGTGGGTTGAATGCCCTCGTCATTCAGCTTTGCAGCGATGCGGTTTCGACCCATGCCGTCGAGAAATTCTCGATAAATGCGGCGAACCAGCTCCGCCTCCTCCGGAATGATGTAGTATTTGCCATCCTGCATTCGGTATCCGAGCATTCGCCCGTTCCAGGGGATTCCTGCTTCAAAGTTCCGTTTGACACGCCACTTCTGGTTTTCGCTGACGGAGCGGCTTTCCTCCTGGGCATACGATGCCAGGATGGTCAGCATCAACTCACCGTCAGCGCTCATGGTGTGGATGTTCTGTTCTTCGAAGAACACATCAACGCCCAGGCTTTTCAGCTCTCGGACGGTTTCCAAAAGAGTGACGGTGTTTCTGGCAAAGCGGGAAATGCTCTTTGTAATGACCATATCGATTTTCCCGGCACGGCAGTCTGTCAGCATCTGCTGAAAGCCGTCCCGGTCGCTCTTGGTTCCGGTCAGGGCTTCGTCGCTGTAAACGCCGCAGTAGACCCAGCCGGTATGGGACTGGATCATTTCGCTGTAATGACTGACCTGGGCAGAAAGCGAATGGAGCATCGCATCCTTGCCGGAGGAAACACGGGTGTAGGCGCATACTTTCAAAAACTGCGGCTGCATGATTTTCGGGAAATCGACCCGTTTTATAATTCTATCCATCGGTTCACCTCCTTAGGTGTGTTACATATTACCTCTGAATGCCCCAGTTATCCAGCGATTTCAGCGGAATATACTACACGAAGATATGCCATATTTATTGGCGATGATCGTATCAATTTTAGCGTACTCTTTGGCTGAGATCAGCCCCTTGGAACGCATACTCCGGGCGAGTGCCATCGCCATCTGGTAGGCAAACAGACGCTTATCGTAATCACTCATGGTCGGTCTCCTTCCTGCGGAATTTCAAATAGCAGTCACGGGAGCAGAACACCCGATGGCTGTTGCCATAGCTTTCAAACTGCTTCCCGCAATGTCGGCAAGTGAGTGTGTAGTACGCTTTTCGCTGCACTCTTTCAGGGTGCGCGTTCCACCACGCCATACGGCAAGCATCGGAGCAGAACATCCTTTTCCGTTTATGCGGTGTCTGCTCAAGCGGAGCCAGACAGTTTCGACACAGGGCATTTGAACTCGGTAACTCTTTGATCTGCACAGGATGCCTGGCGCAAAAGGACTTTACTGTGTTTAGCGGTAGCCCTGTTATAGCGGATATTTTCTTATACCCGTAGCCCTGGTGTTGGAGTTCCACAATTCGTGAGCGTTCCATGTCTGTCATAGTGATACCTCGTTCCTGAGAAATAGCGTTTCTCGCTATACCCAGAGAAAAGGCACTTTTGTCAGGGTAAAGTGGGCAAAAAAATAACGCCCTCCACGGAAAAATCCGCAGAGGGCGTATGAGTTGATTGGTTTTACTTATTCGGGATCTTCAACTTCATGCCGCTGTAGATGACATTGCTTTTCAGCCCATTCAGGCTGACGATTTCCTTATAGCGGCTGCCGTTGCCGAGATACTTCTTGGCGATTGACCAGAGGGTGTCACCATGCACCACGGTGTGGATGCGGTAATCCTCGGAGGGTTTCGTGCCTGCCACGGCGAGCGCAGAGGTCTTGACCGGCGACATGATGGCGTACCTGCCGGACTCATCCTTGTTGATGACCGCACGGTCGCCGCTGACCTCTACCACATACCAGCGGAGCTTCTTCACCCAGCCGGGAATGGCTTTGCCGTTATAGTAGGTGCTGCCCGTGATGGTCACGAGGTCACCGGCCTTGATACCTACAGGTGTGGGCTTGACCGTGTCGGCAGGTTTTACATCACCGCCGAGAGCTGCCGTGACCTTGGATGCCAGATCACCCATACGGGCATACATCCAGTTACCGGGGCAGCTCTTGTTCGCAAACCATCTGTGGACGGTCAGCACCATCTCGTCAGATTTCGGGGTGTAGTTCAGCGTCTTGGTCTTATCGCCGAGCCAGAGCAGCTTGGTTTTGCCGTTGCGCCTGCAGATATCGGTGCAAAGCTCGATGAGTCTCTTGTACACCACATCCTTGAAAGCGTAAGGCTCGGTGTTGTCGCTGGCACACTCAATGGTGACGGCTCTCTGGTCGTTGGCTGCGGACGAGGAACACCAGGAGCGGTTTTTCTCTTCCACATACATTCCGACCCTGCCGTCCACGCCGATGCCATAGTTGCTGCTTGCCTGCCGTGAGGTCGGCAAGAAGATGTTGCCGAGCGTTTCCACACTGCACTGACCCACCACGCAGTGAGGCGTGATGCGGTCAATGCTGTGGGTACGCTGCCCGGAGTGGTTCGGGCTGAGTTTGGTGTAGGACACCAGGGAACTGTTCGTGTAAGCCATATTATTCATCCTCCTTTTCACTGCGGTCATGAAGCTGCTCCAGCACGGATTTCAGCTTCTGCGGGATGGGCAGTCCCAGGTATGCGGCGTTTTCCAACAGGGACACGCCCTCATTCGACAAATAGAAGAAAATGACGGCGGTACGCATCACCGAACCGCTGCCGATGACGCGGGTGTCGAGAATATGCCCGATGCCAACCAGAGCGAAGATGAGCACCTTTTTGAAAATGCCCTTGAAACCGACTTCGCTGGACAGCTTCTTATCCACCACGGCGCACATGATGCCGGTGATGTAGTCGATGACTACGAAAGCCAGAAGTGCGTAAAGCAAGCCGTCACATCCTCCCAAGAACCATCCAAGCCAGCCGCCGATTCCGGCGAACACCACCTGAATGGTCGTCCAGAATTCTTTCATGTTGTTTGTCCTCCTTTGAAATTAAAAATGGGTATGAAAAAAGTGACGCCGGAGCGTCACACTTTTCCGATAGCATAGATTGATACTTTGTAGGTTGCCGATGGTACCGTATTTGGTCTTACGGCAAATATCTTTCCGGGGTTGGTCGTTGTAGACCAGCTACTCGAACTGCCTCGCTCCACAAACATGGCGTAATTGCTGTTCTCCGTGGAGATATGGACATGAGGAATTTCCGCGAAGGTAAATGGAAAATTAGGGAGCGCAATTGCGCCGCTCTCATAGAGCACGCCCCATGCCGTCGAAATGGCGGTCGTAAAGGAATACTGACCCCAACATTCCGCTGTACCGCTTTTCCATTTACGGTAATTCCAGATGCCGCTTGTCCCTTGCTGAATGACAAAATCCGCAAGGGGTGAGCCATCCACCCGCATATCCCCGGCAACATCCAGCATGGCTTGTGGCTCCGGCGTGTTGATGCCGACCTTCTTTTTCCGAAGCGCAATGAGGGGCGTACCCTGCGGTACAGTAAAATACAGATCCAGACTGCTCAAAGAATAGAGCTTGTCTTGGATCTGTAGATGAAGGTCGTAGGAACTGTTGGCATCCAGACTGCACAGTTCCAAATTGGAGTAGCTGAAAGAGGTTCCGCTTTTTGTCGTGCCGGAATAGATGCTGGTGTAGCTGCCGTAACTGCTCTCACTGGTTTTCTTGTACCGATACCGCACATAAACCACGCTGTTTTTCTGCGTCCCGTCTACGGTCACAGCAGAAATAGAGCCACTGAATTTGAGCTGCATTTCCGCTTCAATGTCGTTGGTTCGTCGGAGCGTCACCGAGGACACCTTCGGCTTTGCGTATGGGATGACCGTAATAGTTTGGGAAACGCTGGCGGTATAACCGCGGGAGTCCGTGACCGAGAGCGTGACCGTCACACTGCCGGACTTGGCGATCTTTCCGACTGTGATAGCAGACCCAGTTGAATTGGATGCGGATAAACCGTTGCAGGAAGCGGTATAGTTGGAAATGGACGCTCCGTTCTTCGCAGTCGCTGTTCCCGGTGTAACCTTGAGAGTCGAGTAGTCCTGCACGAACAGTTGGTCGTTCCCCGTGAGGTTCTTTGTGGTCGTGTAGCTGTCGGCATAAGTGAATCCGCTTATGGTCGGAGCAGAATTGGTCGCCGTGGTCAGTACAGTGGCGGTTTTGCTTGAAGTACTGCCGATCTGCGTAGACCCGCTGTAAGACGAAACCGCAAAGGTACCGGTGAACGACTTGATGGATGCCATAGCGTTCAACAGCGTTGTTCTCTGCGCCGATGTCAGCGTGACTGTGCGGTTCGCAGTGCCCTTCGACCAGGAAAGCCCGGAAATAGTCAGGATGGTTGCGCTGCCGTTTTTGAGCACCAGCGTATTGGTGTAGGAGGCTTCGTACACGGTCACATTGATGGTAATGGAAACCGTGGCATTGTCCGCCGTCACCGTGTTGACACTATTCACCACAGCACCGCCCAGCGTCTTGACCGTGGAACTGCCGGAAGTGCCGTAGACATGGTTGTACTGCCGCCTTGCTCTGACCCTCACCGTGTAGCTTGTATTCGGTGAGAGCGAGGTGATCGTCACACTGGCACTGGTGGATACCGTCGTTGAGAACTGCGTCCAGCTCGAACCGCCGTTTGTGCTGTACTGCCAGATGTCCGCCGTGGCCGAGGATGTCGCGGAGATTTTGAACCCGTTTGCCGTGACATTCGATGTACTGAATGTAACTGTGGGAGCAGAGCGGTCAATGGTAGTCAGCGTCATGCTGCCGCCGTATTCCTGTGAACCGTAGATATAAACACGGGTCGAGAATCCGACCGCAATCGTTTTGCTGCCGTTGCTGTCGTGAGCTACAGTAATCGTGCCACTGACAGAACCTTTCTTTGCCGGGAAAACACGGTCATCCCAATAGGTACGGTCCTTTGAGTATACGGTCGTACCATTGATCGTTACAGTGGTCGTGTCAATGGTGTAGTAAGTGGATGCGCCACCAGTAGAGGTCAGCGTCCAGGAAAGTGTCGAGCTGTTACCGACCACATTCACGCTTTCCGAAATGTCCAGTTGAAGATAGCGCCCATCGTATGCTGCACTTTTCCAAGTTGCCATAGCTTTTCCTCCTTAATCCAGAATGACGATGTTCAGCCCTTCGGACGCCGTTGGCATCGGGACAAACTTCGTTTTGCCCACGGTCAGTTCGCCGTCCACCGTGGTTTTCTTGGTCTGCGTTTCGTCCTTGTTCAGGGTGAAGATCACCTCATCGTTGTAGTAACCGGCGAACTCCGTGTTCGTGATAACCGTCCGCTGGGACGATGCGCTGTTGGACACCTCGATGCCCCGCTTGTCGATCTTGACCTCCTGAGTGTAGATCTCGTTGGGGGCGGGCGTCCACTTTCGGGGAATCGCTCCTTCGGAAATCATGATGTCGGCGAGATAAATGGACGCATCCCGGCAATAGCAGTAAATACGCAGTGTGGGGTCGGTCACATCCGTGAGCGTTACGGAGTAATCCGTCCAGTCAAACGCCGTGGACTTATTGAACAGGTACTTGGTTTTGTTTCCGTTGTAGGTCACATAGAAATACCCGGACATGGTCGAGGTTTTCTTTGCCCGAACCGAGATCGTATAAGTGCCGGGAACCACCCCTCGGATGTACTGCGACAGTGAGGAGTATGCGCCCAGCACAAAGCAGCAGTCGGAAATGGTGTTGTTCTGCGTATCGGTGGAAGTGTCCGTTTTCACCGTACCGGAGTAGCTCCAATCATCCGTGATGCCGTTCAGCCCGGAAGAGTTCTGCACATAGTTGATGCCGCCGATGTACTGCTCCTGCATGGTGACGGACAGCCCGTCCACCGTGTGTTCCAGTTCCGAAACCCTGCTCTCGGAATTCAGTATCCGTTCCTCCAGGACACCCTGGTCATTGGACACTGTTTCCACCGTTTCGGTGAGGGTTGCCACATAGCTGTTCAGCCCGTCGATGGTCTGCTGAAACTGTGCGTCCTTCTCGGTCAGAATGGAAATGGTGGTGCGGATCGTTTCAATGTCGTTCTGCACCATCCATTCATTTCCGTCCCATATCTTCGTTTCCGGCGGGATCACGGAAGTATCCACCCAGAGCTGCCCCTCATAGGGGTTCTCCGGCGGCGTGTCCGAGGTGACCACATCGCAGAGACTGATAATCGTGAACTGTGCTGATGCGATCATCTCACCACCTCCTCAAAGCGCCACAACGACCATAAAGGTTGCCTTGGTATCCACATCGGTGCTGGACACCGACAGGGTCTTGCCGGTCTTGCTGCCGTTGGTACCCCAAGAGGTATCGACAACACCGTCTTTGTTGTACTTCGTCCAGGTGTAACTGCCGTTTCCGGCCGCATCCACCTCGGAGCCCGCCTGGTAGCAGACGGCGGTCAGCACGGTCGTGCCCTGACCGTTCTTGAACACATCGCCGCCCGTGGAGGTGACGATGATCTGCAACGGGTCGGAGTTGTCGATGAAGGTCGCCACATCGAAAAACTTCGTGTTATAAGAAGCCGATGCGGAATCCGTGTCCTGGGCACAGCACTTGAACACGGCGTAGCTGTCCACCGCTGCGGCGTAGACCATGAGGGTATTGGTGGCCGTGCCGGAGTATTTGTCGACGGTATCCGAGAGCTTGCGCCAGCCGATGCCGAAGTCTGCATCATAGCCGGTGGAAGAAGTAGCGGTGACGGAAGCGTCCATGACCGCCCACTTGTAGCTGACCTTGGTGGTGTCTACCGTAGAGCCGCGCCACAGCTCGGCCTTGGCGGTCAGACTGGCGACCTCCTCGTTCTTGAACACATTTCCGTTGGGCGTGGTGACCAGCAGGTCAACGATGCCGGAGCCGTTGACCACACGGGAGAAGGAAATGGTCAGCGGATGGGTCAGCGACAGGCCGGTGCTTTCGTCCTTGTAGGTGATGACACAGCGGTAGTCGATGCCGGGCAGCTCCGCCATGACATTGGCCTTGACCGTGAGGATGTGGCTCTTGGCACCACTCAGTCCGTAGTTCGTACCTGCGGTAATGGCGGTGTTGCTGTCGCCCACATACCACTTGACCGAGGTGACATTGGCGGTGGCGATCTGGTCGGCGGTGGTGCCGATGACATACAGGCTGGGCGTCAGAACGAGGTTCTTCGTTTTCCAGTCCGGGGTATAACTGCCATTGTCGGGGTTATACATCTGAGTCTTGGCGAGGTTTGAGCCGATGTACCCCGTCAGCGTCAGTGCGTCATTGTAGTCGATGATGGTAAACTGGCCTTGTGCTTTGCTCATGTGAGAAGCCTCCTTTGAAGTTGTTGTATCTGAACCGGACACTGTGCCGGCTTCTGTTGTGGGTTCTGCGGTTGCCATAGTAAATTCCTCCGTTATAACAGGCTTTGCCTGGTCGTGGTGTCGATGAGGTCACAATAAAAAGTGGCGCGGACTTTGACATCCGCACCGGTGATGACCACGGACTTTGCGCCGCCGAAATGCTGCTCGTTCCAGACCTTGTCCGCTTCCGTATCCTCAGACACCCTTGTCCAGACAAACTGGTTGGCATCCAGCGTGTCGGTGATGTCCTCGTCCCAGGAGTACACCTTGGCGGAAAGCAGCGTATTTACATTGCCGTTCTTGAAGATGTTCCCGTTGGACGAGATGATGACGAGCCGGAGCATTTTCTGCTCCTCGATGGTAGTAATGCGGTCGCTGACCTCGGTGACCTCCTTGCTGGTGGCGTAAGCACGAAGCACGACTTCGCCGCTCTCCAAGTCCCACCAGGACGAGCCATCCTGTGACTGAATGACACCAGCCTTGATGATGTTCGCCACCAAGGAGCCGGAGGTGATGAAGTCCGCTACGATCTGACCGTCTGCCGTGATGGCAGTTTCATAGGGACCGTTGTAGCCGTTATGGGAAAAGCCCAGACCGCCTACATTCCACCGCCAGACATTCACGGCTTCGTCAATAGATGGAGCGTCCAGAATGAGAAGTTCATAGGGTTGTCCGTTCTCTTCGCCGGTGTGGATCACCACATAGCCGCCGCTCTGACCGGTGATAAGCCCGGTGGCTTTTCCGATGGCAGTTTGGAGCAGCTTTGGAAAGCGTCCCACCGTGGACTCCACCTTGTCGACCGTGGACTGCACCTCGGAGATGGTGGTGATCATGCTGGACTTGCTCTGACCGAGGGAAATACTCTTGTACCGCTCGGCAAGGGTGTCGTATACGGTTTCGATGACCATAGCCGACACGCTGACACCCAGAAGCGAGTGCCGGATGGTGACGGTATCGCAGAGATTGACCCGCTCCAGGAGTGCCGAATACTCCGGCTGTTTCCAAAGCGGCTCGAAAGAGACCGTTACTGTCGGAATAGTTGTGCCGAGCGGATTGGCCTTGATGTAGCTGTTGGCCTTTGCCCGGAGCGCTTCCTCCGTGATAGCCGCATCTCCAAATTGGTCGGAGAAATCCATGATGAGCGTTTTCGCCCGGACGATCTCCGAGGTCACAATGGGGAGCGTGACCTCCGGCAGCGTGACCACCATTTCGGTGTCCGAACCTTCCGGTGTGTATACGGCATACGGGAGCAGTGCGGTATACACACCGCTGTTGTCCTCATCCTGCTCCAATGCGGTGAGGCTCTTGCCGTATTCAATGACCACGCCGGTTTTCTGCCCACGGTGGGAATGGAACTTCACCGTGAAGTTGTCCCACTCAAATTCACCGTGCCATTTGGAGAGCATGGAGCCTTCTGTGCCGCCAAGGCAGGCACGGACGCTTTTCGGTTGGGTGACGGAAAATGCCTTTGCGTCCGAGTAGTCCGTCCAGCCCGTGAAGCGTGTATCTCCGGCAAGAAGCTGCGAGAGAATGAGCTGCGGTGAGCGGCTCTCGGTCGAAAAAGGCAACACCGGCACATTGGCAAGGTCATACGAAATATGCTGACCGTAGATCGTGACGATGCCGTTTAAGGGTTTCGTGATGCGGTAAATACGGAATGCCTGGTCGGCGGCGGTGTCATTGGGTTTTGCCTTGATGATGCACTCCTTGGTGATTAGCCCATAATGCTGACCGCTCACCGGGTATTTGAGTAAGCACTCGAACACACCGTTCCGCTCTTCGGTGACTTCGCAGGAAATAGTGTCCGTCAGCGCACCGAGACCGAATGAGGAAAAGTCCGCAGTATTTGCGGCGTAGAGTACAGGGATCATAGACAGCACCACCTCGGAATGACCTCAATCCTCGTTACATCGCCGGTACAGTTGATGGTGCAAACCCCCGACTTGAAAACCGGGAATTCCGCACCTTTGACGGTGTCATTTTTGAGGACGGTGCCTTTGAAGCAGTTCATCAGCTCACTGTCAATCTCGATGTACTCATCCAGATTGGAAATCATCATGCCCCGGCCTTGGGGCTGCATCATTAGTGCTACCGCACCGCTACCATAGAGCTTAATATACGGTCGGCTCTCAAAAGCGGTCGGATTGGTAATCGTCAGTTCGGAAGCGTCAGCTGCCACCGTCTCCTGTCCTGCAAAGCTGTATTTATACGGCTTGCAGTTGAAGGTCACGGTGAAGCAGCCGATTTTATTCAGCTGCTCCTCAATGTCCAGACTACCGGAAATAACGCCATATCGGAAATATTCTGCATCGTAGGAATCGGTGATCTCATGGTATTTGTCCGGCTCGGAATAAAGCCAGCCCTTGATATCCCGCAGGACGGCTGCAAGTGCGGCTATATTCTTCCGAGCCAGGAACACTGTGTAGGTCACCTTGATGTTGGCAAAGCGGCGGTTCGGATTGATGATGTCACCGCTCCTGCCGGGAATGGAAATGAACTCCGCATCGTATTCCGGTGCGGAGAACACGTCCTTCTTCTCGATATGCAGACCGAAATCAGCGGAACTGCGGCCGTTGTAGGTAAAATAGGTCATGCGAATACCACTCCTTTCCGCTGGGCAAACTGGTTTGCCGTTTCCATGACTTCGGAGGTGAGCTGACGGATATCCTCACTGCTGTAATTGTTGAAGTTCGTAATGTTCAGGGCAATGGTGAAAGCGGATGCCGCCTTTCCGACCACACCGTCCACGGCAGAGCGGATCGAGCCGTTCACGTCAAAGTCGGTGGGCAGAGCCGTCTGCATATCGTGAGCAAGGTCGCCCATGACGCCGTTGATGTCCTCTGCCATTCCTTCTGCGGCTTTGACCGCTTCATCGCCGTTGTCGTCAATGGAGCCTGCAAGACCCTTGACCAGCATTTCACCGACCCATGCCATCTCCTTCGAGGGCGAATGGATACCGAAGAAATCGCAGATGCCGTCCCAGATGGAGGAGATCCACCCGGACACCTTATCCCACAGCCACGAGGCAAGCTGGGTAATGCCGCTCCACAGTCCCTTGACGATGTTGCCGCCGATCTCCACGATTTTGTACATCAGAGAGCCAAAGGCTTTCACGATGCCCGCAATGATCTGCGGCACGGCCTTGACGATCTCCACGATGATAGTGGGCAGATTCTCGATGAGGGACACGAATAGCTGTACGCCCGCCATGATGATTTTGTCGATATTCCCGACCAGTGCATTGACAATGCCGGAGATGATTTGCGGAATCGCCTGCACGATGGTCGTGATGATCTGCGGCAAAGCCTGTATCAGCGAAATCAGCAGGTCGATGCCTGCCTGAATAATGAGCGGTATGGCATTCAGCACGGCAGTGATGATTCCATCAATGATTTTCGGGATAGCTTCCACGATTGCCATAATGATATCCGGCAATGCGGCAACAAGCGAGGTCAGAAGTTGAATGCCTGTTTCGATAATCTGCGGGATGGAGTCCAGCAGAAAGGTAATGATGCCGTTGATGATCTCCGGCAGAGCGGCAATCAGCACGGGCAGTGCGTCCAATAGTCCCTGGGCAAGCCCTGTGATAAGCTGTAAGGCTGCATCCAAGAGCATCGGCAGGCTGTCCACCAGTCCTTGTACGATGGTGACGATAGCCTGCACCGCTGCCGGGATGAGCGTGGGCAGTGCGTCCGCAATGCCTGTCACCAGTGTAGACACCAGCTGAACCGCTGCCTCGATAAGCAGGGGCAGATTCTCGATCAGCGTGTTCACGATGGTCATGAGAGCAGACACCGCCGCCGGGATAAGCTGCGGAAGCAAAGAAAGCAGCGTTTCCAGCACCTGCGAGAACAGTTCGGTGACCGCTTCCAGCAGTGTGGGCAGCAGTTCACCCACAGCCGTCAGCAGAGCGTCCAGCGCCGTGGGCAGAGCCGCCACGATGTTTTCGATGACCGGCGTGATGTTTGCCACCACGGTCTTGAAGGCATCCACCATGTTGTTGCACAGCAGCTCCATGTCAGCGTCCGCATCACCAAAGCCTACGATGAGGTTCGACACGGCGGATTTCAGTGCATTGACAGAGCCGGAAATGGTGGCTTCCGCTTCCTTGGCAGTTGTGCCCGCAATGTCCATGCTCTCCTGCATGACATGAATGGCTTCCACCACATCTGCGTAGGAGGAGATGTCGTACTTGACACCGGATATTTTCTCCGCATCGGCAAGCAGTCGCTCCATTTCCTGCTTTGTACCGCCGTAGCCCAGCTTGAGGTTGTCGAGCATCGTGTAGTTCTGCTTGGCAAAGCCCTGGTAGGCATTCTGAATGGAGGACATATCCGTGCCCATCTTGTTGGCGTTATCGGACATATCCGTGATTGCCATATCCGCATACTTGGCGGCTTTCTCGGTATCACCGCCGAGAGACTGGATCAGGCTTGCGGAAAAGCCCGTGACCGTCTCCATGTACTCGTTGGCGGAAAGTCCTGCCGTTTTGTATGCATTGGCGGCATACCGCTGGATCTCCTGCGAGGAGTCCTTGAACAAGGTATCCACGCCGCCGACCAACTGCTCGTAGTCCGCATAGGCGGCGATGACCTCTTTGCCGAGCTTCACGGCGGCGGCACCTGCAGCAACAGCCACGGCACCGAGTGCCACACCTACGGTTTTGAGAACCTTGCCGAAGCCTTCAAACTTACTGCCGGATTCCTCCGCAGCCTTGCCGCCCTCCTTGATGGCTTTTTCGTTCTCGTCCAGTTCCCGGTTCATGTCGTTGAGGGCGGCTTCGGCATTGTTGAGTTGAATCTGCCAGTTCTGGGTGCGGCGGTCGTTCTCTCCGAAAGAGGTGGCGGCATTCTGCAGAGCCTTGCGAAGGGTGTCGATTTTTGTTGTCTGCTCATCGATCTCTTTTCGTAGCACCTTGTTCCGTGCGGCGAGTGCCTCCACGGATTTATCGTTTTTATCGAACTGAGAGGTGGCGAGCTTCATTTCGGAGCCGAGCACCTTGAAGGCCTGGTTGATATCCGCCAGTGCTTTTTTGAACTCTTTTTCCCCCTCAAGACCGATCTTCAGTCCGAAACTGTCTGCCATTCGCCGTCACCTCCTTAAATGCCGTCCGGTATAATATCGTCGATGTAGTGTTCGTGAGCAGGAATAGCCTGCCCGTTATACTGTTTGTGGCACTCCCACAGATCCAGCAGAAGTCCAAACGGCATCAGCCACACCTCATCTTGGCTGAGATGCAGGTGGGCAAGACCGTAATAAAGAAGCCGGGTAAACAGCTCCGCATCGGAGACCGTTACCCGACTTGTGCGTTTTTTGAGTCTTTCTCGCTTTCCACATTCCGCTTGGTGCCCTTGTAGAGAGCTTCCGTAATAGCGGTTTTGTATCCGGCGAGATCGAGGGGCGTGGTCAGAAGCTCCACCACATCCTCCGTGAGCAGCTCCTTGGGATGCTCTTTATCCTTGAGGTTGTGAATGAGGATGCTCTGATTTGCCAGAAGCGTGATGAGCCACACGATCTCTCCGATGGCCATTTCAAAGTTCTCGGACTTCATCAGTTTCTCACCGAGGTTTTCCAGACCGCCGTAGCGACCGGCGATCTCCTTTGTAGCCTTGGTCGTGAGGAGCAGCGTGTACTCCTCATCGCCGATGGTAATGGTTGCGGTTCTTTCGTTATCCATCATAAGTTACCTCCGTTAAGTGGATTTCTCGGGTGATGCCGCATAGGTCGGCTCGTATACCGTCTTATACCAGTTGGAAATGGTGGCCGCCGTCACGGTGGTATCGCCCTCGGTGACCTCTGCTTTCCAGGGATGCACACCCTTGGCGTCCGGCTTGTTGCGGCGCAGGATGGTGCCTTCAATGGTGGGTGTGGAGAAGGTAATGCTGTCGCCCTTGGTGGCAAGGTTTGTCGCTGGGATACCGAACTTCACACGGTAAAGCCAGAAATACTTGTATTTGCCGTTGGACTTCTTTGCACGGAAGCCCACCGCTACGGGTTCGCCGCCATCCTCGCTTGCGGAGACGACCACGCCGTTTTTGTCGATGGTCGCACCTGTCAGGTCGGATGCGGCGGTCGCACCGATGTCATCCACGCCGAGTGACAGCGTGCCGCTTTTGAATTCCTTTACGATCTCTGCCGCACCGTCGTCGGCGTAGAGAGTCGCTTCCGCCAGTTCCACCGAAAGGTCAGCGGAGATGGCTTTGGCAAGCTGGGACGGCGTACCGTAGGTTTCCTCACCGGCGTCGTTCTCGGTGATTTTTGCGTAATACAGTCTGTCAAGACCGATAGTCGCCATAACTTATTCCTCCAGTTCGTAGATTTGCGCCACGTCAATGGCGTAGTGATGATAGCCAGTCTCGGTTTCAAAGCCGATGTACCGGCGGTCGGTAATATAAAAGTCCGCACCAAGCAAGGCGCGGACAAGGTCATTTTTCAGTTTGGTGTAACTGCCCTTTGTGAAGAGGGACAGCCGTGCCTCCTGCGTTTCGCAGCCGGGGGTGTTGTCGGCGTGAAGCTCAAAGCTGTCCGACAGCGGAGTGATGACCAGATAGGTGTCCGGCGCTTTGCCGGAGAACACACCCGTTTCAACGGGAACCCCACAACTTTTTGCGATGGTTTGCAAATCGGATAGCAGGCTCACAGCTTTTCCACCTCCTCATCCAGCGCCTTGGTCATGGCATCGATGCATTCCTGCCGGGACGCCGTTTTCGCGGGTTTCAGAAACGGCTTTGCAGGCTGACCGTGCTTGCCGTATTCGATGATGTTGGCCAGCTTGGCATTGCTGCTGCCGTCCGAGCGGGGTTCTGCGAAGCCGACCTTGATGTCGTGGTTACCGTCCCGGTTCAGCTTGGAGGGAGAAAGGCCGAGTGCGCCTTCCAGTTCGCCCGTGGTGCGGGATTTGAACTTTGTCCCTCTACCGATAACGGAGGAAAGATTGCTTTTGACTCTCTTCAGCACGACCTCACCACCGGCCTGCAGGACGGTATCAGCCACGCTGTCAAAGTTGCTGCCGAGCCTGGATATCTTTAGAAGGAAATCCTCCGGCATTTTCATGTCGCACTTAGCCAACGGTCGGCACCTCCTTCTTTGCCAGCACCTCAATGTACATCCCACGCCCCTTTACATCCTCCACGGACACAATGTCGTAGCAACAGTCATCGCAGATGAGAAACTGATCGGTAGTGACTGTCAGCCCAGGAATACACCGAAAGCGGAACAGGTCGGTCGCTTCACTGAACGCAGCGAGGTTTGCCCAACGCTGAGAGCCGTGCCGACCTTCCCGGTACACACGGACGGAAGCGAGGACTTCATCCTCGGAATGGGTGAAGCCCTCGCTGTCCTTGACTTGGCGGATTTTTACGATGTCGGCAAAGCCGTTCATCTTTCCGAAACTCATACCTGCCACCGCCTATCCAAGCGGAGCAGCAGATTGACCGTGTTCCACACCTGCTGTGCCGCTCCGGTATTATCCGCAAAGAAGCCGCCCGTGCTGCCGTCCCGGCTTTCATAGAAGTGGGACGACAGCATGATGACGGCTTGCTCTGTAGTGGGCGGCATGGGGTTCTCCGTGTAATAGCCCTCCGGGATGTGCTGGTAGCTTTCGGCGTAAGAAACAGCGGCAGTAATGTAGCTTTTCAGCAAGGCATCATCTGCCGTATGTTCCAGGATAAGGTTGGCTTTCACTTTGGAAAGAAGCTCGTCCATCACCGCCGCCTCCTTCCTTATTCGGTTTTCAGCTTGAGGATCTGAACGGCTTCGGGGAGAATGAGTTTGCCGTCCACACGCTCCTTGGCAACGAAACCGATCATGCCGTTGCCTGCGAACAGCTCATTGAGCTGCTTGAAGGAACGGGTGCCGCGGTCGCCGATGTTGTAGTAGCTGTAATCGCCGAACGCAATAGCATTCTCCGGCGCATACGCAGAGGTGTGAACCGTGTAGCCGAGAATACGATCCGGTTCGCCTGCCTGGTAGGAAGGCTGCCAGATGTATGCACCGTTGTTGTCCTTCAGCTTGCGGATCTGCGCGATAGTCTTGTCGTTCATGATGAAAGAGGCAGACTTGCGGTAGGGACGCTTCAGTGCATGGATGAGTGTGATGAGATCATCACTCTTGAGTGCCGCAGTAAGCGTTTCTGCCACATGACCGCCACCAGTCTCCGCAAACAGACCGAGGGGCTGACCGACACCGGTGCCGTTGAGGAATGCGTCCTCCTCGGCATTGGCGAGTGCCTTGCCAAACTCGGTAAGAATGTAATCCTCCAGCTTGAACGCATTGTCGTAGAGCAGTTCCTCGGTCACCTTGATAGCAACATGGAGCTTGTGCGCATCCAGAAGGATCTGTGCAAAGGTGGCGTCACCGAAAGAGAGTGCGCCGCCTTCCTCGATCCACGCAGCGGCAGGTGCGGTCGCAGCAATATTGATCTTATGCTCACCGGATGTGGTGATGGTGTGACCGAGCTTTCGCATGATGTTTTCCTCGGAAAGCGTCTGAATGAGGCGGGAATCATACTCCTCGGGTACGAGGTAGCCGCCGTCAGCGTCAACACCCTCGCGAAGGACATCGCTCACCTGGTGGAAGTTGCTGCGAAGAGCGGTAAGCATTCCGGTGCGGTAGGCGTCGGAAGCACGGCCGGTCTTGGGCTTCTCGTCAGCGGTGGACTTGCCGTTCATGGGCTTCTCAGTAATGGGAGAAGAAGTGGGCTTATTCAGCTGTGCTTCCATTGCGGACATGGCTTCCATGCGCTCGATCTCGGCACCGTAGTCCTGCACCTTCTTTTCCATCTGAGCATAGGTCTTGGCATCCTCTTCGGAAAGAAGGCCGTCCTTGTCGCGCTTGGTTTCCACAAATGCCTTTGCAGCGTTCCAAGCCTTGTTGCGCTTTTCACGCAGTTCGTTGATAGTCATATTGAATTACCTCCAGTTTTTAATGAGATTGAGCCGATCCATAAGGTCATCGGCTTTTTGTGTACGGTTGGATTTCGGGGTGATGGCGCATTTTGCGGCGATCTTCTCCATGAGAGAGTTCACCACATTCGCCTTGGAATACAGCATGGAAACGGCAGGCGTGGGTACCTCTTCGGATTCCGAGTTTCTCTGCATGATTTCGTCCGCAAAGCCGAGTTCCACAGCCTTGTTTGCGTCCATCCAAGTTTCGGCATCCATGAGGTGCGAGAGCTTGGCACGGGACAGCCCCGTCTTGATCTCATAGGCATTGATGATGGAATCCTTAACGCTTGAGAGCATCTCGATAGCTTTCTGCATCTCGTCCGAATTGCCGAATGCCGCCGTCATGGGGTTGTGGATCATAAGCATGGACACGGGAGATACCAGCACCTTCGTGCCTGCCATAGCGATGACGGATGCTGCGGATGCCGCAATGCCATCGATTTTCACGGTCACATCACCCTTGTAGTCCATGAGCATATTGTAGATTTGCGCTGCAGCCACGCAGTCGCCGCCGGGAGAGTTGATCCACACGGTAATATTTCCGCTGCCGGACATGAGCTCGTCCTTGAAAAGCTGCGGGGTGACATCATCGTCAAACCAGCTTTCCTCGGCGATGGTCCCGTTCAGGAACAGGGTTCTTTCCTGTGTCTGTTCCTGCGTCTCCGAGTTCGTCACCGTTCGGCTCTTCCAATTCCAGAACTTCTTCATCGGTTTCTTCCTCCTTTCCGTCATCGGTAGGTGTATCTGCAAAAGCACCCGCATTCTTCAGCGGGAGCATATTGCCGTTAATGAGGTACAAATCGCCGCCATCCTCTGCCGGGATACGGTCGAGGTTTTCAAGCTCCCGGATGTCATTTGCGGACATCCAGCCGTTCTGGCGGCCGATGGCGTACCCGTTCATGCGGCTCTGATAGTCGCCGCGAAGCAGACCTTCCACATTAAATTTTGCAAAGTACTTCTTCTTTTCCTCGGAGTTCAGCAGGGAGCGTTGAATGGACTGCTCCCAGCGGATGACCCAGGGGTCAAGGGTGTATTTTACAAACTCAAGGGACTGCTGCTCAATATTAGAAAAGCTCGACTTTTCCAGATCGCCGACCATGTGGGGAGGGACTCGGAAAATTCGAGCGATTTCATTGATTTGGAATTTGCGTGTTTCCAGGAACTGTGCCTGCTCCGGCGAGATGCCGATGGGCGTATATTTCATGCCTTCCTCCAGCACGGCGATCTTATTTGCGTTTCCGCTGCCGCCGAAGGTGGACTGCCAGCTCTCCCGCACACGCTGTGGGTCTTTGATCGTGCCGGGGTGTTCCAGCACACCGCCCGGAGCGGCACCATTGGCGAAGAACTTTGCGCCGTATTCCTCACAGGCGATAGCCATGCCGATGGCATTCTTCGCCATAGCGATGGGACTGTAGCCCACCAGACCATCAAAGCCCAAGCCGGGAATATGCAGTACATCCGAGGGATGAAGCGTCACAGCGAACTCCTTGTTCTTGATGGCTTCGTCCGTGCCACGGTAATAGGTGTAATACAAATGCCCATTTTCATCTCTGTCCACCGACATCTTGTTCGGCATGAGGGGATACAGTGCAATGATCTCATTCTTGCCGTTGCGGATGATCTGTGCATAGGCATTGCCCCACAGGAGCAGGTGCGTCATAAGCGTTTCCCGGAACACGAAAGAACTCATCTCCGGGTTCGGCTCATCATGGAGCAAGCGGTAGAGCGGATGGTCGAGCGCCATTGCCTTGCCGCCGCTGTCCGTGTATTTGTATAGGTGCAGCGGCAGCCCCGCCACAGCCTCCGATAGAATTCGAACGCAGGAATACACGGCGGTCATCTGCATGGCGGAGCGTTCCGTCACCGCTTTGCCGGAAGTCGTGCCGCCCATAAAAAAGGCGTAGTTGCTGCCAGCTGTGCGGTTTTGAGGCTTGTCCCTGGATTTGAACAGCCCTGAAAAGATACCCATAGTAAAACTCCCTTCATATAAACAAAATGCCTCGGTTATCATAAACCGAAGCACCATTATCGTTGCCGCAGCGGATAGCGCGGTCAAGTGCCATAATCGTTGCCACAGCACCATCGATTTTCTCTGTGGATTTCTCTTTGTCCGGCTTGATGTTTCCGGCAGGGTCGGTGCGGATGAAAATGTTGTCCATCATCCAGCGGAGGACAGGATGCCCGCCGTGGGCAATGCGCTGTTCCAGCACCAGTTTCATCAGCTCCTTGGTGGGCGGGGACATATCCTTGAAGCCCTGTCCGAAAGGAACGACCGTGAAGCCCATGCCCTCAAGGTTCTGCACCATCTGCACAGCGCCCCAACGGTCAAAGGCGATCTCCCGGATGTTGAAGCGTTCACCCAGGCTTTCGATGAACTTCTCGATGTAGCCGTAATGAACAACATTACCCTCGGTGGTCTGTAAAAAGCCTTGCCGCTCCCATACATCGTATGGTACATGGTCGCGCCGGACTCGAAGGTCGAGGTTGTCCTCCGGTATCCAGAAGTACGGCAGGATGATGTATTTGTCGTTCTCATCTTCCGGCGGAAACACCAGAACGAATGCTGTAATATCCGTGGTGGAGGATAAGTCCAAACCGCCGTAGCAGACACGGCCTTCCAGATCGTCCTCGCTGACGGCAAACTCGCATTTATCCCACTTGTCCATTGGCATCCAACGCACCGCCTGCTTGACCCATTGATTCAAACGAAGCTGTCGGAAGGAGTTCTCCTCGCCGGGGTTCTGCTTGGCAGACTCGCAGGCGTCTTTGACCTTGTCGATGCCGACCGTGATGCCGAGGGAGGGATTGGCTTTCTTCCAAACCTTCGGGTCCGTCCAATCGTCCGATTCCTCCGCACCGTAGATGACGGGATAGAAGGTGTGGTCGATCTTGCGTCCCTCAATGATGTCTTTGGCTTTCTGGTGAATCTCATAGCAGATGGACTTCGTATCGTTGCCGGCCGTGGTGATGAGGAAATACAGCGGCTGCATACGAGCGTCGCCGGAGCCTTTCGTCATAACATCAAAGAGCTTGCGGTTCGGCTGGGTGTGCAGCTCGTCAAACACCACGCCGTGGGTATTAAAACCGTGCTTATTACCGACATCGGCAGAGAGCACCTGGTAGATACTGCCCGTTGGCTGATAAATGAGCCGCTTCTGGGAATCCAGTATCTTGACCCGTTTGGAGAGTGCCGGACACATCCGCACCATATCCGCCGCCACATTGAAAACAATGGATGCCTGCTGACGGTCCGCAGCGCAGCCGTATACCTCGGCGCGTTCCTCTCCGTCACCGCAGGTGAGCAGAAGCGCCACCGCAGCGGCAAGTTCGGACTTGCCTTGTTTCTTGGGTATCTCGATGTAGGCAGTGTTGAACTGCCGATAGCCGTTCGGCTTGAGGACACCAAAGATATCCCGAATGATCTGCTCCTGCCAGTCAATCAGCTCAAAGGGCTTTCTCGCCCAGGTGCCCTTGGTATGGCAGAGACTCTCGATGAACATGACGGCATAATCCGCTGCGTCCGCATCGTAGTGAGAGGTTTTCTCCATGAACCTTGTCGGCTTGTAGTTTTTCAGCTTTCGCAATTTCTCACCCCCTCCGGCAGAGCAATAAAAATAGCCGCCACCGAAATCGGTGCGACCTTCCGTACAACGAGCAACAGCCCCTTTCGGAGCCGTTGCTTTGAAATTTCGGTTTTTTACCAGTTCTCGCTGTGGAGCAGAAGCTCCAGCGCAAGCTGCGTGTTCTCATCGGTGGGCTCAATGTCCCAGCCTCTGTCGTAGTTGCAGACAATGTATCCGTCCCGCTTGAACATTAGCTTGGAAATGCGTCCGCCGTCGATGCCCCACTCAGAACCTTTGTCGTACTGCTTTATCCAGTAGTGAAAAACCTCGCCGTTTACCTTGATGCTGCTTTCTTTCCACATAACCGTGTACCTCCGTTTGTTTTGTTGTGAGTGTATATTACCGTCATGTCCGGGATATATCCAGTCATTTCGGAGAATATACTACACAATCATTCGGAGTAAAAACTGTGTATATTACAGCGTTATTCCGGCTGGCGGCAGCGGTGAATGGAGGCGATGATCTGCTCCTGCTCCTCCGGTTTTACGCCGATGGAATCGAGCGCCTCCCGTGTGCCACAATCCGGGCAGATGAGTGTTTCGTTGTCGAGCCTTGAAAGAGCCGGATGCTCCCGGTAGGCTTGCCCGCACCTGGGACAGACTGATATTCGGATGATTTTATTTTCCCTCATGATGTTCCTCCCCACATTTGAGATAAGCGTCTATCAGCACAAGCCGGTCAAAGCCAAAATCGTCGTAGCCCTGGATGCAGGTCTGCATATAAGGAATGGACGGAATGCCGATGGGCCTGTCCTCATGCATGATGTACACGAATACCCGGCGCTTACGGATTTTGCCCGTGCGGATACCCTTGATTGGTAGGGTCAACTCCTTCTTGTAATAGAAGTTCGGGAAGCCCTCGTAACGGTCCAAGGTTTTTTCATCCTCTGCGGTGACTTCCCATACAGCAACAGGAACTGAGACGCCGGACTTCTTTTCCACCGTAAGGTAAGAGCCTGTTTTGCTGCCCTTGAAAAGCAGTTCGTAATCCTTGAGGACCGATGTGCCGATGATCCGTGCCGACGGGCAGCGCATCCGCATCTGGCAGACATTGAGGTTGCTGCCGTAGGCGATGTAATAGCGTTTTTCCATAAAAAATCCTCCTTCCGAAGTTGCCTTCTACCACCGAAAGCCCGCCATCAGCGGGTTCGGGGGCCTCTGGGCTGCGTCCTTCAAGCGGCTGCTCTGCCGCTGCGGAAGGCTGCATCCCCATCCAGGCGCTTCGTGAGGAGCTCTCTTGCGGTCTTGAACTCGTCGCCAATAAAGCCGAGGCGAAGGAGCCAAGTGCGCATTGCGTATTTGGGGTTCTCGTTCTGCTGGGGCTTGGGGCTTGCGGTTCTGACCGTCTTTGCCATCTGGCTCAGGGCGAGGCACAGCTGAATGTAACTCTTGAGTTGCCCAGCGTGGAGTCCGTTCTGCTTGCCGTCTGCCGGAGCATCGAACTGGAAGAGCCGGAACTCGACCGTTCCCTTGGTGAAGGTGGCGTGGAGGTTCAGCATATGGTAGCGGCTGTCGTTGTAGTGCTGGCTTCTGCCGTAGTCGGCATTCTGGCTACCGTACCAAATATCAGCCAAGGCTGCCATGGTGGTGGGTTTTCTGTTGTTCAGCCGTTCCAGGAATCTGGGGTCAACCGTGCGGCAGTAGCGGCTGATTCGGCCTCTGTCGAGGTTCAGTGCGCTTGCCAAGAGGTCTTCGTGGCTTGCCATGATGTTGGCGAGGTTTCGCAGTGTTTGGGGCGTGTGCCCCTTGGCACCGATGTGGATGTGAACACCGCAGCCTCTTGTGGCATCGCTCTTGGCTCCGGCTCTGCGTAGGCGGCGAATTAGTTCCTGCAGGGTCTCCATGTCGGCGTAGGTGAGGATCGGCGTGACCATCTCGCATTTCTCGCTGTCTGGGCCCGCGATGCTGACGTCCTTCTGGAATTTCCATTCCCGTCCGCTCTCGTCCCAGGCTGACCAGGTGCAGTACCCGTTGCGTCTTGCGGTGTCCTCGTATCTGCCTGTGCCGAAGAAGTCGGCGGCGAGCTTTGCGGCGGCCGACCTTGTAATGCTGTTCATCTCGACCTCGACCCCGATGGTCTGCTTTTTCATTTCGGCGACCTGGTTTTCTGTTCTCTGGCTCATTTTAGTGCCCTCCGTTTTGCTTCGTTTTCCCTTTCGGTAGTCACATATTACCTCTGAAAGCACACTATATCCAGTTATATCTGAGCCATAAACTACACGATCTTGTGGTCTGAAAACTGTGTCTATTACAGCAGTTTACGGCAGATGTCCTCCCCGTAAGCCACGCTCAGACCGCAGCCGTTATCCCAGACAACCATGATGCTGCCGATGTCATCCACACCTCGCACGGTGCCTTTCGTGCCGACAGGCGGTGCCTGTGGGTCATCCATCTGAACAAGCTCCACACGGGTGCCGACCGGGTATTCCTTACGGATACGCTCGACCGTCTCTTTACTCGGAAATCTCATGCTGCGCACCTCCGTTTCTGAAAGCCGAAGAGCCGGAGAGGTTCTTTAGCAGGATTTTTCGAGCGGTCTTGTATTCCGCACCGATAAAGCCGAGCCGCAAGAGAAAGCAGCGGAATGCATATTTCTCATTGTCGGTCGGCTTTTCCGTTGCGTTGATCCGTTTCTGATTCCGTGCCATCTCGCACAGCTTGCAAATAAAGGTGTCATAGGCTTTCATCTCGTCCGGGGTTGGAGTTGCCGGGAACCAAGGGAAGGATACCTTCGTGTCCGTGATTTCCAGTGGCAGGTCAGGGACTCCGAGAGCTTTCTTGATAAGACCACCCTTGGCGGCAATGAGTGCCTTGAGGTTTTCCAGATTGCTGTCGGTGAACAGACTCTTCGGCATGGAAATGCAGACGGCGCAAGGCTCGTCCTCATCCTCAGTGTGGCTCTGGTCGATGTCAAAGCCCTCATCGTAGATATGCTCAAGCAATCTTTCAATGACCTCACTGTCGGCGCAGTCGTCAAAGGAAAGACTGCCGTTTCGGTCAATGGTGAAGTAATCCACCTCATAGTTGAATGTGGGTGCGCCACAGTACTTTGCGGGAACGCCGAGCCAGTCGGAGATGGTCTGCACCAGCCGCTTGCGCTCTGCGCCCTGGGCATGGATTGTGATCGTCATTTTCGTGACCTCCTTGTTTTTTGGTAGTCACATATTACCGTCAGGTTGTGCACTTATCCAGCTATATCTGCACATTTCCGGTGTAGATTATATCGGCGCATTATCGCTGCCGGACTGTGCATACCACACAATTCCGCAGAGTACGAACCATACGCACGGGAGTGCCACGCCGTTGCCCCACATCTTATATTCCGCACTGTCGGAATACGGGTTTTTCAGCCACTTTGCGACCTGCTTGTCGGATTTCATTTTGCAGCCGGTCACTTCGGAGTAGGTCTTGAACACCTTGTGCCAGAAGTACATTTCCTCATCGGACGGTTTTTCCGTACCGAGATCGGAGCACCAGTTGTCCGGGAAGCCTTGAAGCCTGGCACACTCGGTGGGCGTCAAACGCCGGACGGTATATCCGCTTTGAATAGCACCCGGTCCTTTGGCTACCAGTGTCGGCTGAAGTTCCTTCTCAAAGGTCGGAGCGAACTTGGCGTTCTGCCCCTGGTTGAAGGTGTCCCTGCCAATGCCGTAGCAAACGGCGGTGGGGTCTTTGTAGTCACGGGCAAGGACGGTGGGAGCCTTATCTTCGGAAATCTGGGTGAAGCTGCCCGTTGTCATGCTGTACACGGCATGGCGGTCAACGGTGTTAAGTGTAAAGCTGACATCCTCGTTGATGCCGTCACCCTGAGGACCATTTTTGTTCTCACGACCGATCATGGAACCTTGCAGCACAAAGGTCTGCTGTTTCGTCCCTGCGTTGGCGCACACCACAGCGGAGCGGTCGCCGAGGTCACGAACCTCATCACGCTGATTCTGCGTGAAAGCAACAACGGCAATGCCGCCCTGATTGCAGGAGGGGTTGCCGCCGTTGCCGTCAAGCGTCCGTGCGGTTTCCGCTTTGTAGATGCCGCTGTGAGGATTGTCGGACTTCATGGCGTTCGAGTCCTTGGAGGAGATCCCGAAGGGCTGAAGGACGCAGGTAAAATTGTCCTTGTCCGGCATCCGCTGATTTCCTCCGGCATTCTGCTTGGTGAGGGTCGGAGAAACCTGCCCGCCGTCCCAGCCGCAAGGCTCGAACAGCGTCTGGTCGTTGTTGCAGGACAGAGTCGCGGACTTATTCTCCTGAATGAGCGCACCCTTGCCGCCGCCTTCGCAGCCGGAGCGGATCTTCATCACAAGCGGTACATTGTTGCCGCCCGTGCCCATGCGTGAGGTCAGTGTCTGCACATTCCCGTCCTCGGAAAGTTTGACTCTGCTGTCGGTCGGATGGTTTTCCAGTGCGACCGCCGCGGGAACGACCCCAGCACGGAGCGTGGGAGAGCATTCCTCCTCATAGCCGATGGTGCGGCTCTTTGCGGAATGCTCGGTGCAAAATCCTGCCGACTCCATCACGCAGGGCGGATGCCCGTGATTTTCTGCTCGGAGCGTTGCCGCAACATCCTCGGAAACTTCCATGCGGCTGCCGCCCCGGTCATTCAAAACAATGCCGTTACGACCGGTACTCATTCCGCAGTTTACGCCGAGGGTGGCGGAAGTGTCGTCCGTCAGACTGCCGTTGTATCCATCGAAGCCTGTCGCTCCAGCGCAAGGCGTAAAACCTCCGGCAGCTCTTTGCCACGAGCGGAAGCCCTCCGCAGAATACCCAGACAGGCCTTCTGACTCAAATAGTATTTTTCCGGCACCTCTGCCTGCAAGATCTGCGACAAGGTAGATGCGGCGTCTTCGCTGGGGAACTCCCCAGTATTGTGCGTCAAGAGTTCGGTACGCAACGCTCCATCCGTCTCCCAGATAAAGGTCGGCGTAGGGCCATTGTGCCTTTTCAGGCATAGGCACCTGGACATTCGGCTTGACGATGCCGATGACCGCTTCGAGGACGGCTTTGAAGTCCTCGCCCTTGTTCGAGGAGAAGGCACCGGGGACATTCTCCCAGCAGATCCATTTTGGATATTTGCCATCTGTGGCATACCTCATTTCTTTGATAATGCGGACGGCTTCATAAAAAAGACTTGAACGCTTTCCGTCCAAGCCGTCTCTTCGGCCAGCCACGCTCATGTCCTGGCACGGGCTGCCGAAGGTGATAATGTCCACGGGTTCGATCCTGCCGCCGTCCATAGCGGAGATATTCCCGTAGTGCTTCATAAAAGGCAGACGCTTGGTGGTCACTCGGATGGGAAACGGCTCGATCTCCGAAGCCCACACGGGAGTGATACCGGCAAGCAGTCCGCCCAACGGAAAACCCCCGGAGCCGTCAAAGAGGCTTCCGAGGGTCAAAGTCTTATTCTTCATGTGTTTTCACCTCGCAATCGGTCTTTCAGGGCAGAATAAAACGCTTTGCTTTTCAGAGGCTTTCCGGCGTTCTGCCATTTCTCTTCAAAGTCAAAGCGTTTCTCCAGTTCTTCCACCGAGTAGTCTGCGCGGAACTTTCGCCATGTCATACCGTCCCATGTTTTCAGCTGTTCCCACAGTTCAGGAAAGTGCCGGTACAGCTTTCGCAACTCCGAAAGCGACTGCAATGGGCAGCACCAGCAGGACACCCTGCAGAATATTTCATACAGCCCATCCCAATCAAAGCCGTGGTCATAACAATACCGAAGGCATTCCGCTTCGGTGATGTTCCAGTCCACAAGCGGATGCCGGTGGTTTGGATTTTGATTATTCTTCCGTTCCAGGCGGTATCCCTCATCTGCGGCAAGCCCCACATACTCGATTACGGTGTAGGTCTCCCTCAGCTTTCGCAGATACCGTTTCCTCGGCTCGTTTTTCAGCCGTTCCGTACACCAGCGCATTTTTGGCCCCGCCCAGCCGTAGCCGAGGTGGTCTGCACCGTACTTTTCAGCGAAAGTGGTGCTGCGCTTGCGGCGAATGGGATGCTGACAGAAATAATACTCAAAGGAGTGCGGTGCTTGGATGCGTATAATGGGTCTTCCGATATACTGCTCGACTTTATCCAGATGCGCATACAGTCCCGGAAATTCCAAGCCGGTATCGCAGAAGAGAATATCATCGACTGGCATTCCTTTTTCCAGCATCATAAGCAGCATGGCGGTGGAGTCCTTGCCGCCTGAAAGAGAAACAACATGGTATTCCGGCTTATTCTGCTCCATAACACACCTCGTTGAACTTGTATTCTTTTCCGTCCCGCAGTACGCTGACCTTTTCATCCGAGCCGACCTGCTCGATGTACCGTTTTACGATGACATCGCAGAACTTTTCGTCCAGTTCGATGGTGCAGCAGATGCGGTCGGTCTGCTCACAGGCAATGAGCGTAGAACCGGAGCCGCCGAAGGGGTCGAGCACCACGCTGTTTGCCATAGAACTGTTCTGAATGGGATAGGCCAAAAGCGGAATCGGCTTCATGGTGGGATGGTCGCCGTTTTTCTTGGGCTTATCGAACTCCCAGATGGTGGATTCTTTGCGACCGGTGTACCACTGGTGCTTGCCTTTCTTCTTCCAGCCGTAAAGGCACGGCTCATGCTGCCACTGGTACGGGGAGCGTCCCAGCACCAGGGACTGCTTCTTCCAGATACAGCAGCCGGAGAGATAGAACCCGGCAGCGTCAAAAGCCTTTCGGAAGTTCAGCCCCTCAGTGTCGGCGTGGAACACATAGATGGAGGCATCGTCCGCCATGACCTTCTCCATATTGGAAAAGGCATCGAAGAGGAAGTCGAAAAACTTCTCCGATGCCATGTTGTCGTTTTTGATTTTTCCGGCACTGCCCTCGTAGTTCACATTGTAGGGCGGGTCGGTGATGACGAGGTTCGCTTTACGACCGTCCATGAGGGCTGTGTAGGTTTCCTCTTTGGTACTGTCGCCGCAGATGAGCCGGTGCCGCCCCAGCGTCCAGATGTCACCGAATTTCGTGAAGGTCGGCTTTTGCATCTCGGCATCCACATCAAAATCATCCTCTTCGGCTTCAATACCGTCGTCAAACAGCTTTGACAGTTCTTTCTCGTCAAAGCCGGTGAGAAGCGGGTCGAAGTCCGCTGCCTGCAAAGACTCGATCTCCACACGCAGAAGTTCTTCATCCCAGCCTGCATCCATCGCCATGCGGTTGTCGGCGATGATGTACGCTTTCTTCTGAGCTTCGGTGAGGTGGTCGGCAAAGACACACGGAACCTCGGTGATGCCTTCCTCCTTGGCGGCAAGAATACGACCGTGACCGGCAATAACGCCATAGTCACGGTCGATGATAACAGGGTTGATGAAGCCAAACTCCCGGAGAGAGGAGCGCAGCTTGTTGATTTGCTCCGGCGAGTGGGTTCGGGCGTTGTTGACATACGGCACCAGCTTCGTAATGGGAACAAGCTGCATCTCGGTCGTTGTTTTCATCACACCAGCCCCCATTCCGCAAACTTCTCAAAGCCGCCGACCGAGCAGATGTAGCGCTGGGCGATCTCTACGATTTCAGCGTAGGGTCTGCCATCCACGGTATCATCCCCAATGGCGCAGCAGAGCGTCACGGCCTTGCCGGTTTCCTGTGCTTTGAGGAAAGCGTAGATATTCACGGACACATCCGCCTTGGACAGATCCTTGCCGTGCAGACCGCCGCCTGTCACCGAGTCGGCCATATCCGAACCGAGCTTGCGGTTGGTAGCACCGGTATCCACATCGGTGCCGCCCGTCCAGTCACCGAGCGGGTTGATCTCCGCAACGGGATACAGCTTTCGGAGTGCATCCGAAGGCGCATTGCTCTGACAGAGGATGAGCCGGTCGCCGTCCAGGATGTACTTGCCGTCATTTGGATACACGGAGAAAATGTTCCGTGCGATCTGCGACAGCTTTTTCTGCTCCTCGGTCACGGGCGTTCCTTTGAAGATGCCGTTATCGCCGCAGCGGACGCCGTCTGCCTGGTTGTCGGCAAGGTGGCCGTCCTGCGGCACTTCTACATAGTCCACGGCGAGATTTCCGGCAATGCGGTGGACGGCAGCGGTGACACCCGCCTTGTCCAGAGAAACAGAAGCCTCCGCAATGATGTGGCACACACCGTGACCGATGAGGACTTCCACGGCAATGCGGGGATCGTTTTCTTTTCTGTATGCCAGGTCGACAAGCGCACCGGCAATTCTGTCTGCCACCTTGTCCGGGTGGCGGGGATTTACTTTTTCAAACATGGCGTTACCCCTTTCTTGCACGGAGCAGGCGCTCCATCAGGTCATCCTGCGGCGTTGAGTCGCCGTATTCCGTGCTGCAGTTTTCTTTTACGATTTGGAAAATCTCATTCCAGAGCCGCACCGCCTGGTTCATGTAGTTGATACCGATGTTGATAAACGGAGACGGGATCGGCTTTCCTGTGGTGGGATGCTTGGAGAGGAAACCCATGCGGTTGGTCATTTCCTCGCACTGCACCCAACGGGCGGAACACATGGCGTAGCGCTCCAAGAGCTGCGGCGACACCTTTGCGGCGCAGCCGATGCCTTTGAGCCACTGCCAGGTTTCCGTATAAATTTCCTGCGCCTGCAGGACGCTGCCGTCCCGCTGCTCGGCGGAAAGAAAATTATGGGGCTTCGGCATAGCAACACCCTCGACTTCGGGAATATCCAGCACTTCAAGTTTTCTGCCGCCGGGATTACCGTTTTCGGCTTTGTCCTTGACTGCGGATTTCTTCCTTCCCGCACCGGGTCTTGCGCCGCCGCGCCCGCCTGTGTTATTCGATTTTGTGGGCATCCGAGTTCACCTCCCTTAATTACCCTTTTGATTTTGCCTTTTTCGCACACGTGACCCCGGGTCGTTGCCCGACCGAAAAGGTCCCGGAGATTTTCATCCCCCTACCGGTCGCCGAGGTCGTGGTGGATCTTGGTGTGGCAGGACTGACAGAGGCTCATCAGGTTGTCCCTTGCGTGAGTGCCGCCTTTGGAAACGGGCAGGATGTGGTGAACTTCCTGTACCGGAGTCAGCCGACCTTCCTTGAGACACATCTCACAGAGGGGATGCTCCGCCGCATAGCGGTCACGGATGCGTTTCCATGCTCTGCCGTACTTGCGGTTAACATCGGAGCTGCGCTCGTATTTGTCGTACTTGCGGCGTTCCTCCACACGGTGCTGTTCACAAAACTGTCCTTCACAGAGGTTGGGGCAGCCGGGATGAGAGCAGGGTCGCAACGGTTTCTTCGGCATCGTTTCACCTCCTTGGGCATAAGAAAAGCCCCACGGGATTGCTCCCATGAGGCTGTCCTCGATTCTTTTTCGCTGATTATATCATATCATAATGTCGAGGTGGGCATCTACCGACAAAGGCGGGTATTTCCGGCGTCTTTCAGATCCGAATCGGGTCGGTGGGTAAAACCACTGCCGAAAGAGCTGCCTTATGCCATCTGCGAATGGTGCTTTCATCTGCGTTCAACTCTCCGCCGATCTGCTCCCAGGTCATGTTGTGGATGTAGCGGTAGCGGAGAACCATGCGCTCGTTGACATTGGCAACGGTGTCCACCGTCGACCGAATCTGCCGTTTCAAATCAACGAGGGTGTCAATCTCGCTGTTCACGACCTTTTCCAAGTCCATGATTTTCTCCAGACACCGCACGAAGGGTGCATCCGTGTGGCGGGAGGTTTGAACTTTCTCTTCCCACGATGGGGACGAGATGCCGCAGGCCATTTCCCGAAGGCGGCTGATTTCCTCAATGTTGGAGTTGATGCGCTGGTCGAGGCGGTAAGCTTGACTGAGATATTCCTTTGCGGTCATGCGGCATACACCTCCTCGTTCATTCTCTGAATCAGTACCTCGCCGTTCAGATCGGTCAGCACCTCAAACCAACCGGAGCGGAAGAAGCGCTCACAGTCCTGCTTGATGTATCGTGCTTCCTTGTCATGCGGGAACTTTTTCAGACGGCGCAGCGCTTTGGTGTAATCCTTTGCTGCCTGTACGATGATAGCGTTTGCAAGCCTTGTATAACAGGTTTCCATTCTCATCCCTCCAAGTTGGCCTTGACCGCATCGATGAGTGCGGTCTGGGTCTTTTCTTTTTTACGGAGCGCAGTCATGATGCGCTCGTCGATGGTGTCTTTGGCAATAATGTGGTGAATGACCACGGTATCGGCGGTCTGACCCTGCCGCCACAGTCGGGCGTTGGTCTGCTGGTAGAGTTCCAGCGACCAGGTCAGCCCGAACCAGATGAGAGTCGAGCCGCCTGTCTGCAGGTTCAGTCCATGACCGGCTGACGCCGGATGGATGAGTGCTACAGGAAGCTCACCGCTATTCCATCTGCGGATGCTGTCGGAGTCGTCCAACAGACTGAACGGAATGTGGCGCTTATGCAGCCGTTCGGCAATGCGCTCCAGGTCGTGCTTGAACCAGTACGCCACAAGGACGGGCTTGCCGTTGGAGGCTTCGATGAGATCCTCCAGCATATCCAGCTTGCGGTCGTGTATCTGAAACACACGCTTGTCCTCTCCGTAGACTGCTCCGTTTGCCATCTGGGAGAGCTTGTTCGCAAGCGCTGCGGCGTTCCCGGCGTCGATTTCTTCGCCTTTCAGCGAGATAACCAGGTCTTGTTTCATGGCATCGTAGGCTTTGCGCTCTGTTTCGGATAGCGTCACAATGGCGTCATTATGAACGCACTCCGGCATATCCAAATGGTCGACGGCTTTCATGGAGATGGTGATGTCGGAGATGGCATCGTAGATCTGTTCCTCCGCACCGGGCAGCGGCTTGTAGCTGAACACCACCTGTCCGTTGCGCTTGTCCGGGCGGAAGAAGGTGTTGCGGTAATGGGTGATGAACCGACCGAGCCGCTTGCCCATATCGAGGATGCGAAACTCCGCCCACAGGTCCATAAGACCGTTGCTGCTTGGCGTGCCGGTCAGGCCCACGATGCGCTTGATGCAGGGACGGACTTTCAGAAGAGTTCTGAACCGTTTTGCCTGATAGCTCTTGAAGGAGGACAGCTCATCGATGACCACCATGTCGTAGTCGAAAGGGATGCCGCTCTCCTCAATGAGCCACTGGACATTCTCCCGGTTGATGATGTACACGCTGACCCGCTGCCGGAGTGCCGCCTTGCGCTCTGCTTCTGTACCGACAGCCACCGAGTAGGTCAGCCCATGCAGATGATCCCACTTGTGGATTTCCGCAGGCCATGTATCTCTGGCGACACGCAGCGGAGCGATGACCAGCACCTTGCGAACCAGAAAACTGTCGAGGCAAAGGTCGAAGATGGCGGAAAGCGTGATGATGCTCTTACCAAGACCCATGTCGAGGAATACAGCGGAGATTGGATGCTCCAGGATGAAGTTCGTGGCATACGCCTGGTAGTCATGCGCCTTGTATTTCACTGAGTATCCCTCCAATCTGTTCGGGACTATCGATGCAGTACACCGAAAAGCCGAGTGCTTCTAACTGCCTTTTTCGCCTTACTTGCAGAGGGCGGAGTGTTTTGCCCGGTGCTTTCAACTCAATGAAGGCGATTCTGCCGCCGGGCAGGAGTACCAGACGGTCCGGTACTCCATCGAAACCTGGACTTGTAAACTTCGGTGCAAGACCGCCTTTTGTGCGTACAGCCTGCACCAGCTTTGCTTCTATCGTTTTCTCACGCATAATGACCTCCTGTGTTCTCAAAACCCGAAAAGTCCTTTACGTGCGCAAATGCGGGTATTGCGTGCTTGTTGCTCTTTATTCCTTCTTCTTTCGATATATAAGAAAGGTTAGGAACACAGTAACAAGACCGCCTGTTTTCTTTGGTACTTATGGGGCTGCCGCCGTTCCCATGAGGTGTTCCCACAAATGTGCCGAGCGGATATGCTTCTCCCTGGAACCTGTTCCGAAGGATGTCGGGTACAGTCATTTTCATTAGGAACACTCCTTGGGAACAAAGACATACTGCGGACCGTAAAGCGGGATGCGCACCTTGCTGTCCAGCCGCTTCCAACCCAGGCGGGCAAGGATGGCGGTCAGCTCGTTGCTGTCCGTTCTGCGGATATTGGCACGTTCCTTGCCGAAGCACTCGCACCAGATCTCCATGTTGGACACCTGGGTGCGCTTGACCGTACCATGCTTTTTGGTATCGCCGAAGTCGCTGCCGGTGAGGAAATTGCGGCGCTCGAAGATGTCCATGCCGTCCCAATCCTCCGGGAGCGGCGTGTCGAGATACAGCCGGACAAGCCCTTCACGCTCGTCGGACTCCATCGCCTCCCGCTGTTCAGCCTTGGACAGTGCTTCCAACTCGGCACTCAGATAGAGCTTCTCGCCCTGCTTCACATACACCAGCGTTTCCGCCCAGATCTGGCAGATCAGCTCCGGGGTCAGATCCCAGGAGTGCTTGATGCCCGTACCAGGCGTCTTGACCGGCCAGAAGCGGCGGTTTCCGGTGGTGTCCCGCAGATAGCCGGACTCGGCGTTGGTGGTGCCGAAGAACACGCACTGGCGCAGATGCGGCGTCGCCCGTTTGCCGAATGCCGCACGGTAAATATCGTTCTGTCGGGAGAGGAAGGAGCGCAGCGTCTCCACCTCGGCTTTTTTCAGGCCCGCCAGTTCGCCGATCTCCAAGATCCAGTACCCCTGCAATTTCTCTGCAGCGGTCTTATCCTTGGTGTCGCCCAGGTTCAGACTGTCCGAAAACCACTCTCCGGCCAGCTTGGCGATAAGGGTGCTTTTACCGACACCCTGAGGACCGTTCAGCACCAGCATGGAATCAAATTTGCAGCCGGGATACAGCACACGCTTGATGGCGGCGCAGAGCGTTTTCCGGGTGACGGCACGGACATATTCGTTGTTGTCGGCACCGAGGTAGTCGATGAGCAGCGTGTCCACACGGGGAACCTTGTCCCACTCCGGCAGATTTTCAATGAACTCCCGAATGGGATGGTAGGAGCGGTCGTCCGTGACCTTCGCCACGGCGATGTCATAGTTTCTTGCAGAAAAGGTGCCGTAGTGGGAATCCACATAGCTGATGAGCTGGGCATCATCCGCATCCCGCCAGAATTTCGAGGGGTGCCGCCAGGGCACATCGCCCTTGATCTCCATGCCGTCCAGAAGCTGATTGAACACCAGCGGTTTCAGAAGCGGGTCGTTCATGAGGATTACGGTGAGGTTCTGCAGCGTGTTTTTTACCTTGCCGGCCTTGTCCAGCTCCAAGGCTTTCTGCCAGTCCTCGTCGGAGAATTCTTCGCTTGCCTGGGCTTTGCGCTCCTCGGCAAAGACCGCTTTGACTTTCTCGTCCTTGAGGGCAAAATCCGACATTGCCTGGAAGGACGGCAGCTTGCTGGGTGCGGTATCCAGGGCGCACTTATCGTCCAGGTCACGGAAGCGGTGCAGGCGCACCAGGTCAAAAGCGTTCAGCAGCCGACCGCAGACCGGGTCGGTGGCATGGTGACTGTATGCGAATTTGCCATCGTAGACGATGACACCGGCAGACGAATCGGCGGGGATATAGTCGTAACGACCGTTCATCGCAGACGGCGCATACACTTCCGAGAGAAAGGCATCGATGGCTTCCTCCACGGTATAGGCACGGCAGAAAGCACCCACCACACCCGGCTTTGTCAGCGGGTCGGCCTGCTGGGCAATGCTGTGCTGTACCACCTCGGACTGGCGGCTGGATACGGGCCAGGTGGAGGCATCGTGCCAATCATCGTAGCGGGAAAGGTATTCATCCGGGTCAAGCTCTGCGCCGTCCTGCACCTTGTAGAAAAACTCGCCGTTGGCGGAGGTGGAAGGCCAATACATGAGCCGGGATGCCTCGTAGGTGGTATCGTCAAAGAGGTCAATGCCGATCTCCTTTGCCACCATGCGGGCGACTGCCGGATATTCCTCCTCACTGATTTCCCGTTTCAGCGGAATGAGCAGACGGAGGCGGGGATGCTCCGGCGTGTGTTTATGGGTGGAATAGACGCAGCACTTGAAGTCGTGGAACAGCGTAATTTCATCCCAGATGTCCGGAGTGCCGTAGTCCATATCCAAGGTAAGCAGAGAGCGGCACAGCACCATGCCGTTTTTGCGGCGACCTTCCCGGAGATGCCCTCCGACGAAGCCGCCCACATCCTTGATGCCGTCCTGCTGACCCTTTTTCAGCTTGCGGTATTCTTCAACCGTTTCCGTGGTGCGGATGGTGCTGCCGCAGCGGGCGCAGAGATCCGCCCAGGAGATGTCCTGGTTCTTCCACTTTTTATCCATGCGGCTATTGCCGACTGCGATCTTCATCTGCGTACCTCCTCACAGGTTTCGGTAAAGTAGCGGATAAGCTGTCCTTTCCGCTTGGCCTTCTCGATCTCAATGCTCATGCCGCTGGTGATTTTCTCTCCGAACACCCACAGCTCGGCGCATTTGGAGAGTAGGACGATGTCCATGAATAGTGCCAGGTCACGCTCCTTGCGGTCATTGTCGTTCATGAATTGGGTGAAATAGATGTGCGGCGCGATGGGTACGCACCCAGCTTCCACGGCGAAGCGGCAGTAAGTACGGGCGTTCTCCTGGTTTTTCACCAAATCCCCGGCCAGCGGAGAGCAGATATACACCACAGGACGGAAGGCCCGGAGTGCCTTGGCTTCCTGTTCGATCTTCGTCAGTGCCTCGTAGGCAGTGGGGTCATAATACCCCTCGCAATTGAATTTATTGACTCCCATTTGGGTCACCTCAGTCTTTCTTATAAAAATCGCAGACATAGCCGTCTGCTCGGAGCAGCAGCCCCGATGCCCAAGCGGGCGTTTGCCCCATGACGGAGCAGATATTCTCCAAAGAGGTATCCGGCGGCGCTTCGATGACCGCTTCATCATGGACGTGCATGACGATGCGGTACCCGGCAGCATTCAGCCGGAGCATGGCTTCCGCAAGGATGTCCCTCGCCGTCGCCTGGACGATGTTCTCCACGAACTTGGGTCCGTAGCTTTCCAGCCGCAGCCACTTTTTCTGTTCGCCGATGCCTTCGTAGGTCACAGACTCATTACCGAAGCGGTTCAGACCCATCTTCGGTTTCACATACACGAGCCGTCTGCCGGAGGGCAGCACCACGAACATCACGCCGCTCTGATAATAGAAGCGAATGCCGTGTGTTTCTGTGGCAGTTCGCTCTCGGACGCAGGTGGAAGCTGCTTTGTCCACATCCCACCAGAACTTCGTGATGTGGGGATTGGACAGACGCCAAGCATCCACCAGCGGTTTCAGTTCCTCTTCCTGCAGACCGTAGTTCAGTGCGCCCATTGCTTTCAGCGCACCCACGGAGCCACCGTAGCCAAGAGCCAGCTCGGCAATTTTGCCTTTCTGCCGCAGATGCCCGTTCACACCGTGCTTTTCCACGGGGACATGGAACATCTGCGAAGCGGAAGCGCAGTAAATGTCGCCACCGTTTGCAAAAACCTCCTGCCGCCAATGCTCTCCGGCGATCCATGCGATGACCCTCGCCTCGATGGCGGAGAAGTCTGCCACATAAAAGCGGCAGCCGGGTTTCGGTACAAAGGCAGTGCGGATAAGCTCTGACAGCACCAACGGCACGGAATCGTAGAGCATTTCCACGGCATCCGTATTACCGCTGCGAACCAGTGCCCGTGCGGTGTCCAGATCCGGCAGATGGTTCTGAGGCAAATTCTGCACCTGGATGAGCCGACCGGCATAGCGTCCGGTGCGATTGGCACCGTAAAACTGGATCAGCCCTCTGGCTCGATCATCCGAACCGACCACCGTCTGCATGGCGGTGTATTTCTTGACGCTGCTTTTTGCAAGTTCCTGTCGAAGGGAGAGGGCAAGCTCCACCTCGCCGTCCGCCTTTTCGAGCATATCTGCCACGGCGGCCTTGGAGAGTGAATCCGCCGCCACGCCTTTCTCGGCAAGCCATGCTTTGAGCTGCACCGGACTGTTGGGGTTATCCAAGCCGGTCACCGAGCGGGCCTGCTCCATGTGCGTCCGCTTGAAGCGTTCATCGCAGCGAATCGCCTGGGTGACGAGGGTGCGGTCGAGCATGATGCCCCGGTCGTTGATCTGCTGATCGAGGGTGTAGTTGCGCCACTCGGATTCCGTGACCGGGAACTTGGAGAGCTTCTGCTGAATGGACATTTCCGTTTCCACATCTCGAAGGTTGTAGGCTTTGAACAGCGACCATTTCTCCGGCGCATCTGTCGGATAATGTCGAATAAGCGAGCCGTCTCTTGCTTTTGCCGGGGTGCAGAAATACCGAATGAGGTCTTTGCCTTCTTTGAGTTTCTGCTTTTCGAGGCCCAGCACGGCACCGACGCCTTCCAGCGAAAGCGGCAGTCCCAGGGTCGCCGCCCAGACCATCGTGCAGTGCCAGGAGGACGGGTCGAGATATTGTCCGGTTGGGTATCCAAGATAGCGGGACAGACACACGCGCTCGAATTGTGCATTGAATGCCCATTTGGTCACGGCAGGGTCGGTCAGCGCAGAGCGGACATCAGCAGGAATCGCTTCTCCGGCAGCCAGATCCACGACCTTTACCGGAGCACCGTCTGCTGAGTAGCCGAAAAGCAGTACCTCGAAATCCGGGGCTTCGGCATAGCGGTACACGCCGCATTTGGTGAGGTTCTCGGAGGAGAATGTCTCAATATCGATGCTAAGTGTTTTCATACGCATTCCTTCCTACGGAATATGGGTGGCAGAGGTCAATTTCTGCCACCCACAGAGCCGTCTGGGGTTACTTCAATTCCTTCATGCGCTTCTCGTGGTATTCCAGGTCACGGGAAGCCTGTTCCTTCTCACGCTTTTCGCGCTTGTGGTCATTGCTGATGCCCTGCACCAACCAAATGAAGAAGCCGATGCTGAGGCAGGCCCAGATGCCAAGGAGGGCGGTTACCAGGATGTTCTGAATCAGTTCCATTGTGTTGCACTCCTTTCTCAGGACAGGAAGTCGTCGTCCAGGTCGGTGGCGAAATCGTCAGCCGCAGAGGACTTGCCGCCGAGAGGCTCACCGTCACGAACCTTCTGGATGTTGCCAAGACCACAGGCGATGCCGCGGTTGCCGTTGGAGTTGAAGGCGTAGAAGTTGACGGACACTCTGGCATAGCAGCCAGAATACACCTCGGAGCGATCGAGGATCGGCTGGACGCTGCGGTCTACGATCTGGGGCGCGGTGGTGCTGTTGGCGTTTACGAAGAAGCTGTTCTTGTAGGCTTCATCGTCACGCTCGGTATCGCCGTCACGGAGCGGGAGCTTCAGAGCCGCCTTGTTGGGAATCTTCCCGCCGAACTTGGCGACGCCCTCCTTGATGGCAGCGTCCACGGCGGCGTTGATGGCATCGAGGGTCTGCTTGTCGGATTTCGGAATAATGAGGGACACGGAATACTTGGGGTTGCTGCCGTTAATAGAGGCAGGCTCCCACACGTTTGCGTAGGACAGGCGGACAACGCCGGTCACAACTTTGGTCGAATTCATCTTGTTAGCCATAATTACAGTTCTCCTTTATAGTCGGTAAAGTCTTGTTTTGCACCCGTGGTCGTAATAGCCGGACGCCGGTCGGATGCGGGAACGAGCGTCGGCTTTCCTTTGGGCTTGACGACCAGACCGCCGAGCACCTCGGCAAAGGTCTTTTTGCCCATGAGCTTCTCCATCTCGGTGATGGGAATGAGGGACTTCTTGAAGATGTCGGTATACCCGGCCGCACGGGCAGCAGCGACAACGGCATCCTCGTCGGTGTACTTGCGATTGGTGCGGCTCTCCACCAGCTTGTAGCCGGGCCACTGTTTTCCGTGGTTGACCGCTGCTTCCTGGGCGTAGGCCATGAGTTCATTTGCCCATTTGGTGAGGTCATCCAGCTTGCCGAGAATGTCGCCGATCTCCGCATCGGAAAGCAGAGGCGGCTGGGCAAACTCGTATTTGGCAAGTTGGAGCTTGGCATCAGCTCTGGCTCGGCACTTGACCGCCGCCTTGCAGAATTGGCACCAGCTTCCGGGGCAGTATTCACCTTCGCCTTTGAAGGCAAGCTCGGCCTTGGGTTTCAGTGTCTTTTCCGCCCAATCCCGAAGCTCGGCAACGGAAATGACCCAGGTGCTGACATTCTCTCGGCGCGGCTGGTAGATGGTCATAGAAACTGTCTCAATGTCGTAGAGACAATCGAAGATACGGAGTGCGCCGATCGCATACAGCATCATCTGCGGATTTTCCTCGGCATTCACCAACACGCCCTGGCCGTACTTCAGATCGATAATGTGGAGAAGCTTGTCTGCCACGATGAGGCAGTCGCCGGTGCCGAAGCCGTCCGGCACATAGCAGGAGAAGTCCAGCCGCTGCTCAATGAGCACCTTTGGGTCCGGGCAATCCTGCCGGGCTTCCTCAATGGCTTCCAGAACGAACTCCAGGTAACTGTCCGTGTACATCTCCATTTCATCGGAATCGTACTTGCTGACAGGGCGGGTGGAGCGCATCTTCAGTGCCTTACGGAGCTTGTGTTCTGCCAGCGCATGAGCGGCTGTGCCTTCGGCTGCGGCTTCCGTTTCTCTGTCCTCAAACTCCAATTCCAATCGAGCGGAGGGATTGCAGTGAAGCCAGCGGTGGGAGGAAGATGCCGAGAGGACTGCGTGACGATTAGGGGGCATCCTTCAGCACCTCCACATCTTTGAGCAGCGCCTCATAGTGCTTGGGGTCGATGCCGGAGAGCTTCGGAGCACCGTACTTTTTAAGGAGCGCCTGGATCTCGGTCGTGAATCCGGCTCGGCTCTTTTCACCGAGGACTGCTCGGACTTCCTCCAGCGTCAGTTCCTTTTTGGGAGCAGGTGCAGGTGTCTTCGGCTCTGCATCAACAGTCGGCTCATTCTGCAGCATGGCATCTGCCACAGCCTGAACGCTGTCCGCCAGGGAGCGAAGATCCTCGACCACATCGAGCAGGAGCTTGACCTTACTCATGTGTGCCACCTCCCATCGGAACTTCGGTGATGGCAATGGACTCGACCGAGTTGCCGGGAACCACGACCATGACCTTCTGCTTGGGACCCAGAAGCAAGGTGAAGAGTTTCTCGCGGATGCTGACCGTTCTGCAAGCAACTACGCCGCCGTTTCTGGGCTTGTCTGAAACACGGATATTCAAGTTGTGTCTCATACGGGGTTACCGTCCTTTCCGGAGGGCTTGTATTTTGTTGCCTTCCGGTGTACCCAGAAAAATCGGGGATTTGTCAGGGTGTCTGGCGGAAAATTTTCAAAAACTTTTTTCTGCCTGCCTCGATGGACTCGGAAACAGACTGAAAGCTGGCCTCTTCGATGGCAGCGATTTCCCGCAGGGTCTTGCCGTTTGCGTACAGTCGAAGCCGGCGCTGCTGGGTGGCAGTCAAATGCGAGAAGGCTTCTCGGATACGAGCGGTCTGTTCTGCCGAATTATCCTCTATGGCATATTCGTCGCAAGCACCGTACTCCTCGCCCTCGTAGTCGATGGCGTCGTAGGAGTAGCAATGGTAGCGATGACGCTCGTCCTGCGCGTGCTCCGCCTTACGGCTGTCGATGATGACGGCACCGATTTCGTCAGAAACCTCGACCTCCGTCACTGTTCCGTCCAAGAATGCGTATTTGATTTTCATAATGTGTCCTTTCCGCTTGAGACGGCACTGAGCGGTCGGGACACAAAAAGAGCCGGTGGTCACGATGGACAACACCGGCAGACAGAACCTACAAGAAGGCATGGCAAAGCACGGTGGGTACATCGAGTTCAAAAAATCCTTGGTGGGGTTTTCGGTTCTCTATGTATCCCGCCGCCTCTAATGCGCATCTCAAGGCTTTGAGATTAAATTTGGTGGGGCTACTTGCCCCAAGGGGTATATAAGGTTTTTCGGGTTTATGGGAAAAACAAAAGACGGCCGGGACATAGCGCGCCCCATAAAGGGGAGGCTAAATCCTGGCCGTCTTGCAGCTCTGCGGACTTGTTATTCTCTTTTGTGCTTACGCAGCACGGGGATGGCTTTTTACATGAAAAGCCCTTGTGCTGATTCGCGTCATAACCGTTTCGGTATCTCGCAGTGTTACTGTGAAGCTGTCGCCCACAGGCACGGTCATTCTTACCGCACGGTCTTTGTGCTGGATCTCAACGATCCCTGTCTGGGCATCCGCCATGCAGACGAGATGTCCTTTACAATCTCGGTACGCTACCATCGGGGTCCTCCTTTCTTGCAGTAGTCATAGGCACCACCTCCTTAATGTTACCTTGTTAGCAAACTTGCTAACGCTTGCTGTAAAAAAACACAGCGGGCGGTAAAACCCGCTGTAGTTTTCGACATGGACGCTCAAGAACCGACCACGCCTGCAAAATCCATGATGGCAGAAGCGTAGGAATAATCGGTCGTATCGCTGGTTTTGATGTAACCGAGGTCTTTGAGCCTGTTTGTCGCCGCCTGGATGGAAACATCAAAGCAGTTGGACAGATTTGCCACCAAAAGGGCACGAGATACAGGGTTCTTGAGCTTGTCCCTGAAAGGCCGCACCACGAGATCCACCGAACACTTCGGCATCAAAACGGCAGCGGACAGATGGTTGGCCTGCCATTCCATCCAGTCATGGTCGTCCCATTTGCGAGTGTCCGATTTATTTGTCATGCCATTGTCGACCCGGCACTGTATCATGGGGGCGATGAGCTCATCGTCAAAAATGGATACCTGGTCGGGGTTATACGAGAAATAGCCGGAATGGAAGATGTCATGCCCACCCTCATGTCCGAGCGTAAAGCGGTAACGATGCCGTTGGCTCTCATCCAGAAGGCGGTTGTCGATGATGACGGTACGGGCCTTGGCACTGATATACTCCGCCCGATTTGTGGCAGGGTCAAAAACCGGCACCTTATTGGTGTCGTTAAAAACAGTCATCCCAAGGTACACGCCATTATGGGACAGATATTGATAATCCGGCGTCATTCCGAGATAGAATTCAATAAAGCCCTCAATGTCCACGGGAGAGGGGTTCGTCAGGACTTCTGGCTGAAAATCCTGTACGAAACGCTCTCCGATGGCATCGATCTCGGCTTTGCTCAAAATCGGTACGCCGTTGTTCTTCACTCGAAGAGAGGGAGTGTACATCTTTATAAATTACCCCTTTCGCTGCTTGAGCTCCTCGACGAACTTCAACCAGTCGGCCTCACTTGCATCCAGATCACGTGCCGTGCGGAGCGCAGCGGACACATAGTCGTGTTCCATGATATAGTCAGGCAGGTCCGGGGCAACAGAGTTTCTCTTTTTGCCAGCCAGATCATACATCGTAGTTTTATCCTCGTCGTTCAGCATGAGAATTCGAGAGATCAGCTCCAGCTTCTCCATTTCAGGAGGGTTACGGCGATCCTTTTCAATATCAGTCAGATAGGGCGCAGTAATCCCAATCATTTCCGCCATCTTGCGGAGCGTGATTTGTTTCTCAGTGCGCTTCCTTTGCAGGAACTCTCCAAAATTCTGGTACTGTGTGTTCATGTCGTTCACCTTTTCTACTTAACATTATAAGCCCTGTTATTGATTCATTTTCGCCTATTTGTTTTTCTTCTCGGCACTCTTATCATAAATTACGGGCAACTCTCATCACAACGGTGAATCGAATTAGCACGGCTGCTTGTTTGCTTGTTAGCAGTTATGCTAACAATATTATATCCATAGAGCCGTACCTTGTCAAGTAGTTTGGATGAAATTTTTACAAAACCTGCGCTATTGATACATTAGCCCCGGAATTTTGACTTTATCTCTTCCGTCTGTGGGCATTTTTAAATCGCCCATGAGGCAGGCGTAAGTGATGGCACTCTTGCCGAAACGACCACGAATCTCCTCCACGGCATCCTGTACCTTTTCCTTGGCTATGCGCTGCTGCACATTGTCGAACAGCGAAACCTGCTCCGCATCGCTCTTCGGGGAAAGCTCTATAGCGCGGACGGTCACCGCTCGAACCTTTGTGTTCCAGGTATATCGCTCCTGAAAGCAGCGGAAAGCGGCGGCAGCGATTTCTGACGGAAGCTGTGTTTTGATTGGGAGCTTGCACTGAAATTGCGAACCGAAAAGGTCGTTTCCTCGGACATGGATTTGAACGGTACGGGTTGAAAGGCCGTGTACACGCAGTTTATGACCAATATCCTGTGAGAGCGCAAGAATCACTTTCCGCACTTCATCCTCGTTTTCCAGATCGGATATGCAGGTTATACCATGCCCCACCGATTTGATGGGTGACACAAAATCCTTGTGCATGACCCTGGAATTGTCCCTGCCGTTGGCGTAGCTCCACAGGCCAAGTCCGTTCACGCCAAGAAGCCCCTTCAGAAACACTGGGTCACAAGCGGCAACATCTCCGATAGAGCGGACACCATACCGCGCAAGTTTCGCCGTGGTGGCTGGGCCGCAGTAAATCATATCGCTGCATGGGAGTGGCCACACTTTTTCTCTGAAAGCGTCGCTTGAAATCTCTGTGATGGCATCCGGCTTCTTCATATCAGATCCCAGTTTGGCGAACACCTTATTAAAGGAAACCCCAATGCTGACTGTCAGGCCAAGTTCTTCCCGTACAGAGCGGCGAATCTGCTCAGCTATATTCATTGCATCGCCGCAGACGGCACGACTGCCTGTGACATCAAGCCAGCATTCATCCATACCGAAAGGCTCCACCATGTCGGTGTATCTTTGGTAGATAGCTTGGGTCAGCTTGGAGTACTTGAGGTACTGGTCGTACTGTGGCGGTACAATAATAAGATCCTTACAGCAGCGCTGCGCCTCCCAGTTGACCATGCCGGTTTTCACACCCGCCCGTTTTGCTTTTTCGGATTTCGCAAGGACGATGCCGTGCCTATCCTCGGTGCAGCCGCATACCGCTACTGCTTTGCCTCTAAGCCGTGGGTCGAGCATCATTTCGACCGATGCATAAAAGCAGTTCAAATCACTATGAAGAATTGCTCTTTCCATATTGACCGCCTCATTTCAGAAAAACTTCACAATTTGCTCTTGACAAGATGAAGTTGTATCGCATATAATGATTGCAGAACTTCATAAACTTCATTTCAAATTATAATCACAGGATGAAGTCCTGTCAATAGCTTCAATGAAGTTGATGAAGTTACAGAACGAAAATCTACAGCGGAGGAGATTGGTTATGACTTTTTCCGACAAGATTAAACGAGCCCGTGAGGTCGCAAAGATGACGCAGCATGACCTCGCTCAGGAGGTTGGCGTATCCCAGCGGACCATTGCCTCTTATGAGTCCGGCGGTGCAAGAGCCAGGAAATCTACCACAGAAAAATTGGCGCACGCCCTCAAGGTGTCCGTAAGGTATCTTTCAGATGACGACTGCACGAATCCCTTGGAAGATATAGAGAAGGACGAGTATATTGAGCAGGCTCGTGAACTGTATGGGGCAAAAGGTGTCCGGGATATGGATGAGCTGTTGCGGGACAACGCTGCTTTGTTTGCGGGCGGTGAACTGTCCCAGGATCAGAAGGACGCTTTTTTCCAGGCTGTCATGACTGCCTATGTGACCTGCAAAGAAGAAGCAAAGGCAAAATTCGGCCGCAAGTCTTGATACTGTCCTGTTTATGGTACAGTTCTGAGTTTATAATACTCACAAAGGGATTTTTATACCCTTTTTCAGATACAAGGGGGTGTGGCAATGTCATACGCAGATGTGTGCGAGGCAGTTGAGTCTCTGCAGAGAAAGTACTGTGAGCGCGATCCGTTTCGCCTGTGCGCAGATATGGGTATCAAATTGCTCTATCAGCCGCTCGGAACAGACCCCGACGCCATCAAGGGGTTCTATCTTGAGAGCAAGCGGATACGCACGATTACCGTCAACTGCAACCTGCCGGTCGTTATCCAAAGGATTATCGTTTCGCATGAGCTGGGGCACGCAGTACTTCATCGCAAATCGGGCGTCAAGGCATTTCACGATATAGGGCTCTTTGACGAGAGCTCTCTTACAGAAAAAGAAGCGAACCTCTTCGCCGCTGAGTACCTGCTCAACGATGAAGAGGTGCTCGATACCCTGAACAGGGACACAACATTTTTCACGGCGGCAGCCAAGCTGTATGTCCCCATAGAACTGCTCGATTTTAAATTTCGGGTCATGAAATGGAAGGGCTATAAGCTCATTGAGCCGCCGATTTCGGCGCGGAGTAACTTCCTCGCCAATATGGAGGTGCCGGATGATGCAGACTGCTACTGCGACTAAGCCGCCGAAAGTGTATGTAGCCGTCAAAGCAGATTTTGCAGCGGACGGCACGATGTTTCCAAGGATCATCACTTGGGAGGACGGCGAGAAATATGAGATAGACCGTGTATCCGATATCCGTCAAGCTCCTGCGCTGAAAGCCGGAGGCCAGGGCGACCGCTATACGATATGGATTGGCGGTCACCAAAGCTATCTGTTTTTCGAGCGCAGTGCAGACCTTACCGGAAACAACATCGGACGATGGTTTGTAGAACGGAGGCATTAGGCAATGATACTGCGAATCATTGATGAGATAGAAAAAGCGCTCAGTCATGACCTCTACTTCGCAGCGCTGAACCTGGCGCTCACACTGCCCGACATCTGCGGAAAGGCGGAATACCCCGACCTGCGCACGGGTGAGCGTTATAAAAAGTGGTATGATGAAAATGTGGGTGTGACGGAAAAGCCTCCAAAGTGTACTGAGGACGAGCCGGAAATGCCGTACTTAAGCGGTGAGGTGGTATATAGCCTCCGCTGCTCATTACTCCACGAAGGAAATCCGAACCTGCAAAAGAATGGGAAACATCCCATCCCAATCGACCGCTTTTCGTTGGTGATTCAGTCTGAGCAGCCGTTTCGTATTTATGGTGGCGAAGGCAGCAGTGTACTGACAAGCTCGGACGGCACGGAAGTCCGCAGTTACCGAGTAAATGTGCGGCGACTGTGCATGGTGCTGTGTTTGTGTGCCAAGGGGTACTATAAAGAAAATAAGGATAAATTCGATTTTTACAACTACGAGCTTATCGATTGGGATGAGGTTACTGCATCTTTGCCTCCCATCGACATGGAAGAAGTGTTTCGGAAACTCGCAGACCCAAACCTCTCCTAAAAGAGCATAGCGGCGAAAGTGCAGACGAATAAGTAAAAACGATGCCGGACTGACACCAAAAGTGCGGGCAGTCCGGCATCTTTCACTTAGTTATTGACCTCCTCATTATCTATGGAACTTTCCGCGAGAGCTGCTGCAGCTTCACGCTCACGACGAGCCGCCCAGCCACCTTTCGCCCTGGGTGCGTATGCTGATTCCAGCGCATACATGATGCCCTGCTCTTCGGCAAAGTAAATACCGGGGACATTCCAGTTAGCCTCGGCATTCCAGTCCATCAACTTTCTGACCATATCCACAACCGTGGCGTTGCTGATTTTGATCTGCGCTTTCTGCTCGCCCTCCGGCTTGGAGAAGCGCACGGCATTCGGAGCGTCCTCCTTGCAGGCACGGATGGCGAACTGCTTCGACTTCGGCTCGATCAGGAACTGGATGTACTCTGGGAAGCGGAGCTCCTGTGCGGTCTGCACATTGAACTTCACAACATTGCCTGCGAAAGTGCAGACAGAGGCGGAACGGGTTTTAATAAGATCGATGACAGAAAATTTCTCAAACATGGTAGTTACTCCTTCTCAATTACAATAAAGTTTTCGTCCTCCTCGGCAACGGCCGAGGCGGGTTCTGGTTTTTGGGTCGCGGAAATTAGCAGGTTGTCCACATACTCCTCGTCCCACGATGAATCGACGATCATGAAGCCAGACAGTACTCCCTTGACCACGATGCGTGGCTTTCGGTGGGTGCTGCACCGTTTCCGATACCGTCGTTCTTTGCGGATTTGCTGTGCCAACAGCCAATCGGTCTTCTCGATGATGGGGATATGATGCCCCTCAACGAAATACTGCGGTTCTATGCCGTTGTTCTTTACACTCTTATGCGTGAAAAAGTCTATCGTAACTGTTTTTTGACACAAGGCGTCTCCACAGAATTTCTCGTTTTTAAGGATGCCAAGGACACTGCCGGAGCTCCAAACCGATAGACCTTTTACAGTAGGAATGCCGCTTTTCGTCAGCAAGTCTGCTATTTGCGTGGATGAATAGCCGTCCAGGTAAAGACTGTATATGGTTCTGACAATATCCGCTTCGTCCTCTACGATTTCCCAGTTCTTTTCATCATCCAACCGATAGCCGAGCAGAGCCCAGCTGGGGTAGATTCCAAGACCCTGAGCTCTTCTGCGCTTGAATGACCATTTTAGGCTGTTGGATTTTTGCTCAGACTCACTCTGTGCCACAAGGCTCAATACGGTAATGACCATATCGCTGCTCTTATCCAGCGTGTTGAGCTTCTCGGTCTCAAAGTACACGCCCACAGGCGGGTCGAGCTTTCGCAGCATGAAAATGTAGTTCAGACTGTCCAGCACATTTCTGGCAAAACGGCTGACCTGCTTCGTGATGATAAGGTCGATCTCTCCCGCTTTGCATTTCTCGATCATTTCGAGAAAGTGCTCACGGTGCAGAACAGAAGTACCGGAAATGCCCTCATCGGCGAAAATACCGGCAAACTCCCATTCCGGATTCTCCCGGATCATACGGGTATAGTTTTGCACTTGAAGCTCGTAACTGCTTGCCTGGGTGTCCTCATCCGTGCTGACACGGCAGTACGCACACACACGAAGTTTTTTCTTTTCGGTTTCCGCTTCCATATCCCTTTTTGCAGGAATGATCTGTACCTCCTTTTGCGGACCATTAATGTATGCGTCACGGATGACGTTCTTGGTGGACTGCCTTTTATCCTCGCTGCGACCGCGAGGTCGAAGTGGTTGTTTCTTCGTTATCTTCATAGGTTCACCTCCTCCTGCCGCAGATTATGTAGGCAGATAAGCCCACACCGCAGCTCGGAGCCGGCGAATTCTATTATATCGTGGAAATATAAAAACCGTTAACTTAAATGGTATATAGTGCTTAGGTTAACGGTATTGGGAGCAAAAAAAATAAGAAGCCTTTCAGCTCCTTATTTCAACATCGGTGATTTACTTGTCCTTATTCATGGCTTTCAGCATCTGGTTCGCCGCTTTCTTTTGTTCCGGTGTGAGGTTGACCCAGTTTTCAAACAGCTCTTTGAGTTCTGGGTTGATTTCGACCATCTCACCCTCGGCAAAGAACTGCGCCATCGTGATGCCGAATCCCTTACAGATCGCTTCCAGCGTTGCGAGTGAGGGGACTGTATTCCTCCTATAAATATTCGCAATCGTGGACTCGGATAAGCCGCAGTTCTTTGCCAGCCTATACTCAGTCCACCCGCGCTCGTTTAAGAGCTGCCGGAGCCTCTCGTGCGTGTCCATAGCATCACCACCCTTCCTGTAATTATTTTACCCGCAAACTAAAAGGTATTGTACTGGCTACTTGTACTGAACATACCGTTATGTTAAACTGTATAATAACGGGAATTCAGTACGGAGGGATGACAATGCTGACCGAGGAACAGAAACGGATGCACAGAGTGTGTTTTACTGGCCACCGCCCAGAGAAACTGAAACAGTCTGAAAGCGTGATCGTGAAGGCTCTGGAAACTGCGATCAAAGAGGCAATTGCCGATGGCAAGAATGTATTTATTTCCGGCATGGCTCGTGGGGTGGATATCTGGGCGGCTGAGATCGTGCTGCGTCTGCGGAAAGAGGGTGCGAATGTAAAACTGATTTGTGCCAGCCCATACGAAGGCTTTGAGCGTGGATGGAGTGCCGAATGGCAACGACGGTACAATGTCATTCTTGCCGCCGCCGACCTTGTTCGTTTTATCTGTCCGGGGTACAGCAGAGCCTGCTTCCAGATCCGCAATGAGTGGATGGTCGACCATTCGGCTCTGGTAATTGCTGTGTTCAACGGTCAGCCCAGTGGCACCAAGAACACGATTGATTATGCCAAGCGGAAGAGTGTTCCGTGCTGGAATATACTCTCCGAAACATGAAAGTTTTCTTCACAAATTTGAGGATTATCTTGTTTTTCAGCAGGATTGGTGATATAATAATCTTGAATTAGTATGTGCAGAAAGCGAGGACGGTCAAATGGGCGTTTCTTACAAGAAATTATTTAAGCTGCTTATCGATCGGGGTATGAAGAAGAAAGACCTGCAAGAGGCGGCAGACCTCAGTCCTGCAGCAGTTACAAAGCTCGCAAAAGATGAGTATGTACGGCTCGATGTGCTTGTAAGAGTTTGCTGTGCATTGGGCGTCGATATCGGTGACATCATGGAAGTCACAAAAGATGAATAAAGGCATCTACAAATAGATCAAGTTTATTTTGTAAAAGTCCGCAGCCGCGCTGCGCTCTTTTACCCCCATTAACTTCCGATAATTTTGAGTTATCGGAAGCAACAGAAGGAGGCATTGGCATGGGCGACCTTATGAAAAAACATGAAATGACTGAGGAGGACATCAAACTTCAGTTTATTACCCCAGCCATTGAGGGCGCTGGCTGGGACAGGCAGAAGCAGATCCGCATGGAGTACAACTTCACGGACGGTCGTGTCATCGTCCGCGGAAATGTCACCGCCAGAGGAAAGAGAAAGCGCACAGACTATCTGCTTTACTACAAGCCCAATATCCCGCTGGCTATTGTCGAGGCGAAAGATAACCGGCACAGCGTTGGAGCCGGGATGCAGCAGGCCATCGAATATGCCGAAGTGTTGGACATTCCGTTTGTGTACAGCTCGAATGGCGACGGTTTCCTGGAACACGATATGAAAACCGGGAAAGAGCGTGAACTGACGCTTGAGCAGTTTCCTTCGCCGCAGGATCTCTGGCAACGGCATATCGGCGACGAGCACTTCACGCCGGAGCAGGAGCAGCTCATTACCGAGCCGTATTATTTCCAGCCTGGTGATAAGACCCCTCGCTACTATCAGCGTATCGCCATCAACCGCACCGTTGATGCAGTAGCCCGTGGGCAGGATCGTATCCTCCTCGTTATGGCGACCGGTACCGGCAAGACCTATACTGCGTTTCAGATCATCCACCGCCTTTGGAAATCCGGTCGAAAGAAAAAGATCCTGTTCCTTGCTGACCGCAACATCCTCGTTGACCAGACCATGCAACAGGACTTCAAGCCTTTTGCAAAGGTCATGACGAAAATCGAGGGCAAAAAGCTGGATAGCTCCTATGAGCTGTATCTGTCCCTCTATCAGCAGTTGGCGGGTGACGAGAACGAAGAGCCGTTCCGAGCATTCCAGCCGGATTTCTTTGACCTCATTGTCATTGATGAGTGTCACCGTGGCAGCGCCAAGGAGGACTCCCGTTGGCGCAGGATACTCGAATATTTCCACAGCGCCACGCAGATCGGTATGACTGCTACACCCAAGGAAACAAAAGAGGTATCCAATATCTCTTACTTCGGCGAACCCATTTATACATATAGTCTGAAACAAGGTATCGACGACGGCTTCCTCGCTCCGTACAAAGTCCTCCGTGTCGGCCTGGATAAAGACCTGGAAGGTTGGCGTCCCACGGCAGGACAGCACGACATCTACGGTTACGAGATCGAGGACCGGGAGTACAACACCAAGGACTATGATAAAAACCTCATCATTGATGAGCGTACCACCGCCGTGGCAAAGCGCATCACTCGCTTTTTGAAGGAGAACGACCGCTTTGCCAAGACCATCGTTTTCTGTGTAGACATCGACCATGCCGAGCGAATGCGGCAGGCGCTCGTGAACGAGAACAGTGACCTGGTGGCGGAGAATGCCAAGTATGTCATGCGCATCACCGGTGACAACGCCGAGGGCAAGGCGCAGCTCGACTACTTTATCGCAGAGGACAGCAAATATCCCGTGATCGTTACGACCTCCAAACTGATGACGACTGGCGTGGACTGCAAAACGTGCCGGCTCATCGTTCTGGACAACAACATAAATTCCATGACCGAGTTCAAGCAGATCATCGGTCGTGGCACACGGCTCAAGCCCGATTATGGCAAAGAGTATTTCACCATCATGGATTTCCGCAACGCCTGCCGACTCTTTGCAGACCCGGAATTCGATGGCGACCCGATCTCTATCATTGATGATAGCGATGATCCCGGCGAAGAGCCGACCATCGATCCGCCGAAGCCGCCCATCCCGACTCCCGGTCCCGGTGGGGACACCGACGACCCGCCCGAAAAGAAGCATAAATTCCGGGTACGTGGTGTCGAGGTCACGATCCTGAATGAGCGTGTCCAATACTACGACAAGGACGGCAAGCTCATCACGGAAAGCGTGACGGACTACTCCAAGAAGAACATCCTCGGCGAGTATGCCACCCTGGATTCTTTCCTTAGTGCCTGGAATTCCGAGGAGAAGAAACAAGCCATCATTGACGAACTGCAGGAGCGCGGCGTCCTTCTGGAAGCGCTGCGGCAGATCGCCGGGAATAAGGATATTGACGATTTCGACCTTATCTGCCACATTGCCTACGACAAGGCACCGCTGACGAAGGCAGAACGGGCGAACAATGTCCGCAAGCGTGGATACCTCTACAAGTACTCCGGCTTGGCACAGGAAGTTCTGAGTGCGTTGCTGGACAAATACATGAACGAGGGCATTCAGGACATCGAGAACCTCGAAATTCTGTCCAATGACCCGTTCCGCAAATTCGGCACCCCCATGAAAATCGCAAAGCTGTTCGGTGGCAAAAACGGGTACATTCAAGCGATCCGTGATTTGCAGAAGGAAATCTACGCTGCGTAAGGAGATATAAGATATGAGTTTAAATAACCTGGTAAAACGACTGCAGGACATTATGCGGAATGATGCGGGCATCAACGGTGATGCCCAGCGTATCGAGCAGATGGTTTGGATTCTCTTTTTGAAGGTGTATGACGCCAAGGAGGAGATCTGGGAGTTTTACGACGAGAATTACACCTCCATCATCCCGGAGGAACTGCGTTGGCGGAATTGGGCCGTCGACCATAAGGATGGCAAGGCGCTCACTGGCGATGCGCTTCTGGACTTCGTGAATGGAAAGCTGTTCCCGACACTCAAAGCCATCGAAATCGATGAGAACACCCCCATGAGCCAGATCATTGTCCGTACGGCCTTCGAGGACAACAACAACTACATGAAGGACGGTATCCTGCTCCGCCAGGTTATCAATGTCATTGACGAGATCGATTTTGAGGAGTACGAGGACCGCCACGCCTTCGGTGAGATTTACGAAACGATCCTCCGCAGCCTGCAGAGCGCAGGTAACTCCGGTGAATTCTACACGCCCCGTGCGGTCACGGACTTCATGGTGCAGATGATCAAGCCCAAGCTCGGCGAGTCTATTGCGGACTTCGCCTGCGGAACCGGTGGCTTCCTTACCTCTGCGCTGAAGGTGCTGGATGCCCAGGTGCAGACTGTTGAAGACAGAACGGTTTACAGCAACTCCATTTACGGCATCGAAAAGAAGGCGCTGCCGTTCCTTCTGTGCGCCACGAATATGCTGCTCCACGACATCGACAACCCTCGCATCATCCACGGCAACAGTCTGGAAAAGAATGTGCGTGAGTACAAGGAGAGCGACCGCTTCGATGTCATTCTGATGAATCCTCCTTACGGCGGCAACGAAAAAGAGGGCGTGAAGCAGAATTTCCCGGCTGACCTTCGCAGCAGCGAAACCGCCGACCTCTTTATGTCGGTCATCATGTATCGGCTGAAGCAGAATGGGCGCTGCGCCATCATTCTGCCGGACGGTTTCCTGTTCGGCACAGATAATGCCAAAATGGCGATCAAGGAAAAGCTGCTGTCCGAGTTCAATCTCCATACGGTCATCCGTATGCCGCACAGCGTTTTTGCGCCGTACACCTCTATCACAACGAACATTCTGTTCTTCGACCGGACGCATCCCACGACGGAGACCTGGTTCTATCGCTTGGATATGCCGGAGGGCTACAAAAACTTCTCCAAGACGAAGCCCATGAAGCTGGAGCACTTTGCCCCGGCGGTTGAGTGGTGGGACAACCGTGAGGAGATCACCATCGACGGCTTTGATAAAGCAAAGAAGTACACCGTCGAGGAACTGAAAGCACGGATCTATAATATCGACCTCTGTGGCTATCCTCACGAAGAGGAGGAGATCCTGCCGCCGAAGGAACTGATTCAGCAGTACCAGGAGAAGCGGGCCAGCCTGAACGCTGACATTGACCGCATCCTTGCCCAGATCACCGATATACTTGGCATTGACATTACGGAGGAGGGTGACGAATGACTGCGCAGCAACTGAAAAACTCCATTCTCCAGATGGCTGTTCAGGGCAAGCTCGTGCCGCAAGACCCGAATGACGAGCCCGCCAGCGTTCTGTTGGAACGCATCCGTGCGGAGAAGGAGCGGCTCATCAAAGAGAAGAAAATCAAGCGTGAAAAGAACCCCTCGGTTATATTCAAAGGTGCCGATAATACTCCTTATGAGAAAATCGGTGATGAGGTGCATCCTTTGGATACTCCCTTTGATATTCCCGAAAGCTGGGAGTGGGTGCGGCTCATTGATGTCTGCGAGTACATCCAGCGTGGAAAGTCACCGAAGTATTCTCCAATCAAAAAGTACCCTGTTGTCGCCCAGAAGTGCAATCAATGGAGCGGTTTTTCGATTGAAAAGGCACAGTTCATTGAGCCAGATTCTCTGTCCTCCTATGGTCCTGAGCGTCTCTTGCAGGATAATGACTTAATGTGGAACTCTACTGGCCTTGGTACGCTGGGGCGAATGGCTATTTACAAAACCGCAGCTAACCCGTATGAGCTGGCTGTTGCTGATAGCCATGTCACCGTTATACGCCCTCTGAAACAGTTTGTTCTGCCGGAATACTTGTACTACTACTTTGCCAATCCAAGCGTACAAAGCATTATAGAAGATCAGGCAGACGGTACTACGAAGCAGAAGGAACTTGCCACAGCAACCATCAAAGCGTATCTCACACCAATTCCGCCGCTCGATGAGCAACGCCGTATTTTAACGAAACTGTCGGAAGTTCTGCCGGTGGTAAAAAGCTATGGAGCTGTGTACGGCGAAACTGTAGCCATGCAGGAAGCCTTTCCAGAGGCTCTAAAGAAGTCGATTTTGCAGGAGGCAGTTCAGGGCAAGCTGGTACCCCAAGACCCGTCTGACGAGCCTGCAGAGGCTCTGCTGGAGCGTATCCGGGCGGAGAAACAGCGGCTCATCAAGGAGGG